CCCTTACCCACGTGCCGAGCGCAAACCTTACGACAAGCCACGCACCAACTATCGAGTACGAGATTAATCATGGCTAATATCAGTAATAGGATTTAAGTATGGAAAACTCTCGATGTAGTACCTGCGGGATGAAAATCAAATCTGACTGTGATTATCAACAGGGCCGTTGTCCGCATCGCGCCAGTTTGGTTGACTTAATCCTGACAAGTCCATATTATATGCGATTCCACAATCTACTTAAACGCTTACGTATTATTAAATGAACACAATCTATATTGTACCCATTGAGCCCATTGACTCTCGATACACTAAGCAATGGTACGACAATATTCCAGGTATTCTAGAATCAGCTATTACTACACAAGGTACGAACTACACTGTCAAAACTATCGACGGAGTGACTATACCAGCAGGTACTACCAGTGGTGCGTTCCTGGACTTTGGTGCCACCAATGTCTACAAGGCCAGCCAGACAGAGGCCATCAGTCGACTGTTTAGCACTGGTGAGATCAAGCCAGGTGATAAGTTTTTGGTAACAGATGCCTGGAACTTTGCCATCACAGCCATACGTTACATGAGTGACCTACTGGATATTCCTGTAGAGATACATGGCATCTGGCATGCAGGTGCTTATGATCCCACAGATATTCTGGGATACAAAATGCAAAAACCCTGGCCACACCATCAGGAACGTGCCTGGTTCCATGCTTGTGATCGCAATTACTTTGCCACTGATTTCCACAAAGACATGTTCTTGCGTAACTTGGAGATTTCTGCGGAGTTTCATCACAAAGCAGTACGTAGTGGACAACCACATACGCCCATCATCGATCAGTGCAGTCAGTATTGGAACACCATCAAGACCGACACCATGATCTGGCCACATCGATACAATGCTGACAAGCAGCCAGACATTGTGGAACATTTGCAATTGAATATCTATAGCAACACACTGATCACACAGAAGATGAATCTCAGCAAGGCAGAGTACTATCAGACACTGGGTCGATGCAAGGTGCTGTTTAGCTGTAGTCTACATGAGAACCTGGGCATCAGTGTCATGGAAGGTGTGCTGGCTGGTGTCATACCTGTGCTGCCAGATCGTTGCAGCTATACAGAAATGTATTTGCCGGAATTTAAATATCCCAGAATCTGGACTGAGAGTTGGGAAAATTATATAGCATACCAACTGCCCATGGCTGATTTCATCAATCAGCGTATACGTAACTATAATAACTATATCCCAGCATTGATGGAACAAAAGGCCATCTTGATCAAGGATTACCTGCAACCCACTGTCATGGTCAATCAATTGACATCATGATGGACACCAAACCGGAAATCTGGTTGGCGGTTTGCGAGGAACATTTTCCTGGCAAAACCGACGCTGAGATTATGTCATACAGTATGAAGGCTGCCGCCGATTGGTATCACGGCCAGGATAATGCATTGGCACAATTGTTTGACCAATACGTAATGATTAAAAACTTAAAAGGAGATGTAAATGGCAACTAAGAAATCAGCAGTAAGTAAAATCAGCGATAAGCTGGCCAAGGTAAATGAGAACTATAATGTTTATATGTACGATAATGGATACATGTTTGAGATCAGTGGCAAGGATTCTGAAGGCGATTGGAAGACTGCCAAGATCATGTGCGCGACAATTGATCAGTTGGTAGAACTGGTTCGTGAGGCAGACAGCATGGAACGTGACGACTGATGTTCAAACAGCTTTTCGAATTTGAAAAAGCTCTGTCTGAGTACACTGGTGCACCTTATGTAATATTAACAGACGGGTGTACCCATGCTATTGAATTATGCATGCGATACGATCAGGTCAAAGCCTGTAAATTTACAGCCCATACATATCTTAGCATTGCCATGACCATGCGTCAACTGGGCATCAGTTATGAGTTGATCGAAGAACGATGGACTGGTGAGTATCAATTTTACGGCACTCGAGTCTGGGATAGTGCTCGCAGACTGGAACGTGACATGTATCGATCTGGAGCCATGCAGTGTTTAAGTTTTGGTCACAGTAAGCCTCTGGAAATTGGAAAATGTGGGGCCATATTATTAGACGATGTTGCTGCCTATCATGTTATAAGTCGTTGGAGGAGTGACGGCCGCGATCTGACAGTAAGTCCCTGGCAGGAACAAGCTAAATTTAGCGTTGGTTATCACTATTGTCCTACTCTGGAGTCCTGTGCTCAGGGTCTGGAAAAATTACCTCAGATTAACCAACCACCTAAATATCATCAATATCCTGATCTCAGGCATATTCAAATTGTTTGACTATACTGTCAAAATAAATTATAATACATTATCTTAAAGGAAAAACTGATGTCAGAAGGTAAACATCTGAGCGAAATAATTCGCTCTCGCATGCAGCAGGACGGTAAGAGATTTTGGGCTGGTGATAATATCAGCGAATACTTGGCTGACAGTGATCGCGAACATTTGATCAATGAAGCCACTGAGGCCTTTGAAGATGTACTGGACACATTACTTATTGATCGAGAGAATGATCCCAACAGCAAGGGAACTGCACGTAGATTGGCCAAGATGTATTTTAACGAGATCATGGCCGGTCGTTACGAATCTGCTCCAGATGCAACAGCATTTCCAAATGATAGTGAGGATAGATATGAAGGTATGTTGGTTGTGCGCAGTGAGTTGCGCAGTATGTGCAGTCACCACCATCAGCCTGTTAGCGGTGTTGCCTACATCGGAATTATCGCAGCCAACAAGCTTATTGGGCTTTCTAAGTATACTAGGATTGCTCAATGGTGTGCTCGCCGTGGTACTTTGCAGGAAGAGCTCTGTAACGACATCGCCAGAGAAATAAGCCGGGCCACAGACAGTAACAACGTAGCTGTCTACATTCAAGCAACACATGGATGCTGTGAGAACCGCGGTATCATGGCACATAGTTCGTTAACACAGACTACTGTACTAAAGGGTCGCTTCCTGGAAGATGCTGGTACCAAGAAAGAGTTCTTTGACAACATCAAACTACAACAAGAGTTTGCGCCCAGATGATTACTCTGCCTCCCGGTTGTACCGTTAGTCAGAATATCAGGATCGTGGTCAGTGACATTGACTGACGACATGGTTCAATGGTTTGTGGATGTGGGTGGCTCAGTCAGTACTGACCATCAATTCAAAACGTATTCTTATCCCCCAGAGCGCGAAAAGATCATCAAACGTGTCAGCTACGGCCGTGGCAAGTATTGTTATCGGCTGCAGGATGGCACTAATGGCACCTTGTTACACTTCCAGGGCGAAGATGCAGTGGTGGCATCGGCATTTATGTTAAGATTTAACAACTACATATTATCACACAACTTTCCGGAGTTTACCAATGAGCACGCCTAAAAAATATTACACTGATCGAGATGTTCGCAGTTTCGTACATAAAATTATTCGTGACATGACGGCAGACGGCTGGCGACCCGACTACATCGTGGGATTGACCCGTGGTGGGTTGGTACCAGCTAATATGTTGAGTCAGTATCTGGATATCCCCATGAATGCCTTAAAGGTCAGTCTCCGCGATGATACTGATAGTCAAGAAAGTAATCTCTGGATGGCTGAAGATGCATTTAATGGCAAAAACATCTTGATCGTGGACGACATTAACGACACGGGTGCTACATTAAACTGGATACGTCAGGATTGGCCTAGTGGCTGTCTTCCTAACGATGAAAAATGGAATACCGTTTGGAATAACAATGTTCGATTTGCTGTACTAGTGGATAACCAGAATAGTGAATTTGACACCATTGACTACAGTGGCGTAGAGATCAATAAAGCCGAAGAAGATGTCTGGATTGTTTTTCCTTGGGAAAATTGGTGGGAATGATATTTACTGTGTATGTAATTCGAGCAAGATAAATAATAGTATCACAGCGGTCTCGGGCATCATCCCCGCTATACAAACTCTGCTGCCTATGCTATAATTAACATAGGAGAAATAAATGATTCATTATAACGAAACTGATTTAATAAAGTCTATTAATCAGCAAACACTTTTGCAACCTAGGCAATACAAATACACTAGCACCAAAGAATACCACGATGCATTTCCTTGTGCGTATAGACAGTGGCGGGCCGATAGTCACTGTAATTTAATTCATGGCTACAGCTTTAGCATGAAGTTTTACTTTGGTACAGACGACTTAGATGTACGCAACTGGGCCGCTGACTACGGCGGACTTAAAGAACTTAAAAATGTCCTGGAAATGCAGTTTGACCACACATTGTTGGTGGCCGAAGATGATCCAGAGTTGCAGACATTTATCATGTTGGAATCCAAGAACATGGCCAAGTTGACCATCCTGCCCAAACTGGGTTGCGAGGGTTTGGCAGACATGCTGTACAAATTTATCAATGGCGTGTATATTCCTGATAACTGGGGACCAGGTGAGGCAGAACGCCTATGGTGCTATCGTGTAGAAGTACGTGAAACACAGAACAACATGGCGTTCCGTGAAGGCCATCGTGAATGGGCAGAGGATTTATTTGCATAATGTTAGAAACTATTTGTGAAGTTTTAGTAGACGCTTACAGGCGTAACTGGATCACCAGTCGAGATGGTAATGTCAGTATTCGTCATCATGGTCGTGACCATTTTTACATTACCCCAACTGGGGTACGTAAGCAAACTCTACAGCCAGATCAATTTAAGAAGATTGGAATAACAACACGCCCTGACTCGATTAATGGCTGGGTTGTATTGCCATATACTGATATCAGTGAGAAACTTGTTCCCAGTGGAGAAATCCCCTTACACTTTGGGCTACAGAAAAAGATGGGCCAGCATAGCGCAGATGTCAGAGTAGTAGTCCACCTACATCCTACTTACTGTATAGCAGCCATGCATGCCGGTATAGATTTGAGTACTATCAGCGATGCGTTTCCGGAACTCAATCGCTACACCCGAGTAGCACCCAATGTGGGTGATGTACCTCCTATAAGCCAAGAGCTTGCTGACGAATGTCACAGGAATCTGCAATTAGATGCAGCAGGTAACATTGCTTATGACATTGTGGGCATTAAAGGACATGGTGTGGTTGCTATTGATACCAGCCCATGGCGTGCATATGAACATATCGAAAGATTGGAACACATCTGCCGTATAGTGCTGGCATCTGGAAAACATGAATAGTTTTGAAAAAATCTGGGCCCGGGCCACTGGCCATTTAATGGGCGAGACTGATCACGATCGTCCAGATGTTCCTGTACTGACCTTGCGGGAGGCACGTATAGCTCTGTTCCTAAAAACATTCTGGATAGGAATCCATGTTATTACTTGCTGTTTCATTATTACCAATGTAATAAGGCATTGGTAGTATTATTAACTATGAGGACTTAAAATGTTAGACCGTTTTTTACCCGGCGTAGACCGTACATTAGTTTTAAAGTTAGTGGCATTCCACACATTTGTCATCGCCATTAGTAACTGGTTAGTTCAATATAAGTTTGGATTCTTTGGACACCCCATTGCAGTATCAGCATTTACATTCCCACTGGTGGTAGTGGCCACTGACCTTACAGTTCGTATGGTGGGCAAAACCACTGGTCGAGCGGTGGTGGCACTGAGTTTTATTCCAGCAATTATTGCCAGTATTCTGGTAGTATTAGCATCTGGCGCACCAAGTTCAGTAGCTGTTCGCATTGGCATTGGTAGTGGCTTGGCATATTTTATTGGAACATTGTTGGATGTATATATATTCCAATATTTCCGAGAAAAATACAACAGCTGGTGGATTGCACCCACATTAAGTAGTATTGTTACTACCATCGTGGATACCTACACCTTCTTTAGTACAGCGTTCTACAAGAGTGCCAACACGTTCATGGCAGATAACTGGCACATCGTTGCTACCAATCATATTATCATCAAGGTATTAGTAGGATTACTGGTCGTTATCCCAGCATACGGTGTTTTACTTAACTATATGCAAAAGAAGCTGGATGCAAAATAAAAAAACCTGGCCTATTGATATAGAGCCCACGTGTCAAGCAAAATGGAACTGGAGTACTATTTACTTAACCAATAGTGCTTCAGCTTCATGTCATCGCACAACACAGTACAAATTTGATTTAGATTCTTTTGACGATTTTCATAACCTTCCTGAGAAGATTAGAGATCGTCAGATGATGCTGGACGGGCAATGGCCCGGTAATGGGTGTGAGTATTGTCGTAAAATTGAAGATGCTGGTGGATTTAGCGACCGTATGTTCAACAATACTAGTAATAATGCCACGCCAGATGAAGTATTGACAGACCCCACTGTAGTTCGTGTGATTCCCAAAATGGTCGAAGTGTATTTTGATAATACTTGTGATCTCAAGTGTACCTATTGTGGTCCCTGGTATAGCAGTGCCTGGGCCGCAGAGAACAAACGTCATGGATATTGGGAAAATCAGAGCTTTCAACTAATTGATGACTACAAAAAGAGCGATAATCGCCGAGCCTATGTCGAAAAGTTCTGGCTATGGTGGGATCGTCATTATGATCACCTAACACATTTTCAATTTCTGGGTGGAGAACCGTTCTTCCAACGTGAATTTGATGAGTGTCTGGATTTTATCGAAGCTCGCAGTAACCCCAATCTGACTTTTAATATCAGCAGTAATTTAAACTGCACTACTGATCATTTAAAAGAAAAAATAGAACGTTTTCGACGTATGCAGGAAGATGGAAGGATTAAGACACTACAAATTACTGGCAGTATAGACTGCTGGGGACCTGAGCAGGAACATATCCGTTATCCTTTAAATTTGGATAGATTCAAAAATAATTTCGATTATTTGGTCAGCCAGAAGTGGTTAGTATTAAGTATTAATAGTGCTATTAGTAGCTTGAGCATTAAAACCATGCCGGACTTATTACAAAGATTAAATTCCTGGAGGGAACATCGTCCTATATATCAGAACTTTATGACTATCCAGGACCCCATGCCTATGAACCCCGATTATCTGGGTGGTGAGGTATTCAAAGAAGATTTTGAGAAAATAATTAGCATTATGCAGGAGACCGAACACATGGATAGTTGGTATAGCAATTTTGTCCCCTATATGCAAGGCATTGCTCGACAGGTAGCTGCTAGTAAGCCCAACCCAAGTAAATTGAAGGAATTCAAGGCTTATCTAAATGAACTAGATCGTCGACGTGGTACTAACTGGCCTGCATTATACCCATGGCTGGTTCAAGAGTTTAACCGTCATGAAATTTAACTTTGGTCATATTCTTTTTGACATTCACAAATCAATCAATTACAATTATTAAATAGATGCCAAATAAAATTCTAAATACTTGGCATAAAATAGAAAATAATTATTTACAGAGAGACACAAATAATGTTCGGCACTAATGAAATCGTAGGCAAGAAGTATTTTAAGGATGCACCTGCCGACAGCTTGTTTGTAACCAGTATGTTCTTTACCCTTCAAGGTGAGGGACCATATGCAGGTATGCCAGCCCTATTCATTCGCCTGGCCAAGTGCAACTTAGATTGCAGCTTCTGCGATACATTCTTCGACGACGGCGATTGGATGACTTATGCTGAAATTTCCAAGAAGGCGCACGAAACTATCCTGGCATTCTGGCAGGACCAAGGTAAAGAGGTTCCTAACTGGGCAGTTGAGCAACAACACGTGGGAAAGATGTACCCCAACATTGTGTTGGTTATGACAGGTGGTGAGCCCTTGATCCAGGAAAACATTTCGGAGTTTATGGCGCAACAGTTGCACAACTTTAAGGAAGTGCAGGTAGAAAGCAATGGCATCCCCGATACTGTCGTACCCCCAGGCGTTACATTGGTTTGCAGTCCCAAATGTGTGGAGAAGAATGGTCGTGCCATCAAGTACTTTGCTCCCAGCAAGACTATCTTGGATCGTGCAGACTGTTTAAAGTTTGTGGTAAGTGCCGATCCCGAAAGTCCATACAGCAGCGTTCCTGACTGGGCGTTGGAGTGGCGAGATCGCACAGGCAAGCAAATCTACTGTAGCCCAATGAATGTGTACAATAGTTTACCACAACGGATCAAGCTGTTGCGTTCTGAGAAAGGTACTATTACCATGGCAGAACGTAGTACTGTAGATGAGGTCATCAGCTTCTGGGAACCAGGCCTGTTAAACTTGGAGGCCAATCAACGCAACCATGAATACACAGGACAGTATTGTGTAGAAAATGGTTTACGATTGAATCTACAACAACACCTGTATGCGAGTTTAGCTTGATGCCACTGGATACTCTTATGAATATTCGAGACGAAGTCTGGGCTCGACCATGGAAACTACAATTTGCATGGAAGCCTCAGAGGTGCTATGCATCAAATGAATTAATTTGGCTGACTTGGGGTTATAGAGGAACATCACAGTATATTATTAATACGCCCGCAATATGGTTGACCAAAGTTGAGTATCTGATAAAGTGCTTAAAAGATGTCTAATATAGCCAAGGGTCGCAACAGCTACGACAGCACATTTGGTAATACTGTAGTACCATTCTTCAACAAGAACGTCACCCCATATCCCACAGAAGCAGGTGGTCCTGCATTTGATCTAGTGCCAGTCACCCGACAAAAAGACATCATGCTGAACGTGGCTCGTATGCACGCCGAGCAAGAGTACAACAGGATTATGGAACTGGTTGATGTCCTACAGCGACAAGCCGCAGATATCAAACGCAGATTAGATTTGACCGACATGGTACATGCAGCTAAGTATGATTTTCAAATAGCACATGGACAAACGTATTGGTTGGTACAAGATACACGCCGAAACGAACTCATACTGTGTGGCATGGAACCAGACGGTTGGTCAGCTGGTGCTCCTACGTGGTATGAGTATATTGTAGCAGTAAAGTGGTTAGGTGACCACACCTGGATTGAAGTAGAGGAATAATATGTTTGACAAACTAAAAAATATGTTTAAAAAAGAACCGTCTGTGGTAGTGGAACCCAAAAAGGCACCTAAACCCAAGGCACCTAAAAAGACAGAAAAAGAAATATCCACAGAAAATGATGAACCGTATGTTTCTATAATCAGTGTGGCCCTGGATCCAAACAACATTGGAAACGGTTCATTTGAATTGGATTGGAACGACAAATTTATCGTCAAGTTGGTTAAAGCTGGATACCAGTTGAAAGCTGGCGAAGATGAAAATGTTATCGTGGATCGCTGGTTCCAGGATGTGTGCCGCAATGTGGTACAGGAGAACTTCGAACAGTGGGAAGCCAATCAGCCAGCTGAGTCTCGCCCACGCAACATGGATCGCCGAGACTTAGGCGGTGGACGTTCTGAAATATCGTGACACTTCTGTATGTAAATGGTGACAGTCATACTGCGGCCGCTGAAGCAGTAAATCCACACGGTTTTGCACAAGATGACGGTCAATACTTGCAACGTGGACGACGACCACATCCAGACAATCTAAAAGTCAGCTGGGGGCGAAAATTGGCAGACCTTATGAATGCCGATTTTAGTTGTAATGCCGAGAGTGCTAGTAGTAATGATCGGATTAGACGTACCACTATTGATTACCTGACCAGTCGCAAGGATCGAAAAATTCAGGACCTGCCCTGGCCTGATTATATGGTTATTGGTTGGAGCACCTGGGAGCGGGCTGAATGGTTATATGACGACATATACTGGCAAGTGAATGCTGGCGGTGTTGGTCACGACTGGCCCGATGAAATCAAACGTCGGTACAAAAATTACGTGGCCAATATCGATTACCAAAAGTGTATGCGAGAAGAACACAAAAAGATCTATCAGATGCATCTAGATCTAAATCTGATGGGATTCAAACACTTGTTCTTTAATACATTTCTACCATTTAGCGGTACTGAACAGGTGGATTGGGGCAACAGCTATCTGGAACCTTACAATCCAGACTTCACATTCTATAACTGGTGTTTGGCTCAGGGTTTTAAGACGGTGTATCCAGGATCGTATCATTTCGGTCCAGATGCTCATGCTGCCTGGGCTGAATTCATTTATCCATATATTGTCCAGACTGCCTTGACACAATAACATATATTATGCTACTATTATAGCATGAAATATTTAATCGTAGACACAGCTAATACATTCTTCCGAGCACGTCACAGTGCCCATCGTCAGAGCGACACCTGGGACAAACTGGGCTTTGCCATTCACGTAACCCTAAGTAGTGTCAATAAAGCGTTCCGAGACCAGAAGGCAGATCATGTGGTCTGGTGCCTGGAGGGACGCAGTTGGCGCAAGGATTTTTATGAGCCGTACAAAAAGAACCGAACAGTTGCCCGTGCTGCACTTACTGAAGCTGAGGCTGAAGAAGACCGGCTTTTCTGGGAAACATTTGACGAACTACAAACTTTCATCCGTGAGCGCACCAATTGTACTGTTCTCCAGCACCCAAGATTGGAGGCGGATGACCTGGTGGCAGGATGGATTCAAAGTCACCCTGCAGATCAACACGTAATTGTCAGTAGTGACACTGACTTTTATCAGTTGCTGTCTGAGAATGTCAAACAATATAACGGAGTAGCCGATGAGCTCCACACCATCCAAGGTATCTTTGACAAAAAGGGTTCCCCAGTCAAAGATAAGAAAACAAAAGAAGCCAAAAAAATTCCGGATCCCAAGTGGATTCTTTTCGAAAAGTGCATGCGGGGCGATCCGACCGACAACATTTTTTCGGCTTATCCAGGCGTTAGGACGGTTGGATCAAAAAACAAAGTCGGTCTCACAGAAGCCTTTGAAGATAAGACCTCAAAAGGCTTTGCGTGGAACAACCTCATGCTCCAAAGGTGGGCGGACCACAACGGCCAGGAACACCGTGTTCTCGACGACTATGAGCGTAATCGCATCCTCGTCGACCTCTCGGCGCAACCGGAAGAAATCAAAGCCCTGATTACTGAAACAATATCAGCTGGCAGTCAGCCTAAAAATATATCCCAAGTGGGTCTGTATTTTATGAAGTTTTGCGGTAAGTATGACCTGGTCAAGATTGGTGATCAGGCACAAGAGTACGCTCAATGGTTAAGCTCACAATATCCAGATAAGGAATTATAATGTTCGATAAAATTTTAATATGGTTTCGTAAAAATGAGATTCAGTGTGTCTGGTTCATCATTGGCTTTTTATCAATGGCACTTCTTGAAGCCCTGGCTCGCGGTGATTACATCACAGCAACCATTAATGCTGCATTAATTGTTATAAATTTCCATCTGAGGCCAAGAGCTGCATGAGAAGTATCTGGTTTGAAGTGGTCATTTCAGTCTTAATCCTAGTGGGATCAGGCCTGGCTGTAATAGGATTACTGAAAAATGCACCCAAAACAAAAGTGTATAATTGTAGCTTGGCTGAATTTCACCCAGATTTTCCCATTGCAGTAAAAGAACAATGTAGGCATATTACTAAACATCCGACTGAAAATTCAAAATGAATATACATCTTACCGTACTAACGTTATTTCTCATGTTCATGGTCAAACACTTTGTGGTTGACTTTGTTTGTCAGACGCGATATCAGTGGAGCAATAAGGGAATCTACGGCCACCCCGGAGGCCTACTACACGCAGGGTTACATGGACTGGGCACAGTAATTTGTCTGTTGGCATTTTCATGGGAAGACATATTATTTCTAGCCCTGATGGATGCAGTATTCCATTACCACATTGACTGGGCCAAGGTCAAAATCAACAACCGTATGGGCTGGACTGCCGATAATTCCGAATACTTCTGGTGGCTATTGGGTGCTGATCAATTGTTGCACATGATAACATATATCATTATTATAGGATTGATAGTATGATAACCAAAGGAAATAAAAATGAAGTGGTTTGATAAGTGGTTTTATCGCAAAGCACGATGGTGCTGGCATCGTGCAGGACAACAATATCCTGAGCTCAAAGCCGAGCAAGATTGTTTAGATGAAATGTCTGATCGAAGTCAAGACGGTAAAATAGCTTGTTGGAGTAAAGATTCATTAATTGAAGTGAATTCTGATGTAACTAAAAACACTGTTGATATGGAAAATAGTATTCGCTTTAATGTATTGCCCTGCACTGGTGGATTGGTATTGGAAGTTAATATATTTGATCGCAAATCACACGAAAACACCACCAAAACTTATTTAATTCCTGACGGCGAGCCCATTGCTGAACGAATTGGACAATACGTAACTATGGAAATGATGCAAAGATAATGGAAACAACTTTTGAAGTCCCAAAAATTCGCTGCGGTCATCGCATTGGCACTGGCGCTGACGCTGCATACTGGTTTGAAATGGACCATGCTGGCGAAGGTTCACGCAGTCTGTTGAGTATCTTTGATCTATATCTAAATCAATATGGCTGGGATCGGTTTATTCAGCCCGGTATGACCTGTATTGACATTGGTGGGCACTCAGGAGATACTGCCATCCCCATGCAGTATCTGGCACGAGCCACTGTACTCAGTGTGGAGCCCAATCCGCTGATCAAGCAATATCTGGACTTCTGTTGTGATATGAATGCTCATCTGGGCAGATTTGTCACAGCAGGTGAAGCAGTTACTACTGAGAACTGTTCAGCAGTAGAGATACTGGATCACAACAATGCCATGTGCAATGGCGGGCGTATTGACCCCAATTGGACTCAGGAATTACAGACACGTATGCGCAACATGGCTGGTGATCGAATCACTGTTCCTGGACTAACACTAGAAAATCTCTGTGCTAAATATTTAAGTGAAGCTGAAATTCAAAACACAGGCTTTATCAAGACAGACACAGAAGGACATGATTGTTCTATTCTGGAATCAAGTGCCAGTTTCCTGGAACGACTAAAACCCACAATATTTACCGAATGGTTCTTTGCTTATACTGATGTAGAAAGTCGTAAATTATTCGATGTCATTAATGATCTCGGATATCGGCCATTCTATCCTGGTACACTAGAGCCAGCCACTGTGGATCGTCGTAGTGAAGATCTGGTGTTGATTCATCATACCAAAATTCAGGAGTTCTTCAATGAGTGAGATTATCGCAAAACCAGTAGTCAAGAATAAATTTTGGATAGTAGAAGAAGATGGTGCGAAGATTGCCACCATCCAGGCTGTGGAAGAAGGTGGGTTTGCCTATGTGCGTGACACCAACAGGGAAGTATTCCCCACCATCAAGTTATTGAGTGAGCGATATAATATACACATCGCCAAGACCACCACTGCGGCCAAAACAGTCAAAGGTGACTGGGAAGTATATGGATTTCCGGTAACCGGCCGCCCACACAATATATTATACAATGTGCCGCGTAAACTTCCAGTATATACCAAAACAGTTAAAAGTCGTAGCTATTATTGTGCTGGTCATTATCTGATCAAACTAAAGGACACTTGGGAAAGTCATTTTTGTCCCAAACTGATCACAGTTAACCGTTATCCCACACAGGGCCCATTCCATATTGCCATGACAGGACTAAACGATGAGTGAACCCAGCATTCATATTAAAAATTTTAACGATAAAGTTAAATTAATGAATCAGACTCAGCGTAAAGAGATAGTACTAAGTGCGGCAGATGCACGTAGTTTACACGCTGAAATATACGGTTTATTGGCACAAATCGCCGATTTAGCCAGAGTTTCAGAGTCGCCTGAGCCAGTAATACAAGTGGGCATGGATGGCGGTGGATTTAAGTAATATACGCTGTTTTCCAGCATAAATAAAAGTATCGAGGAAAACAGAGAATGAGCCGACCTAAACCCACTGTGTTGTTGGAGCACGTCAATAAATCTAACTACAAGAGCGAGCAAATTCTTGCCAGTGATGGAATCTGGGCAGTATATTATGATGCTCAACCTATCAATCTAAAAACACAAAATATGTTGGTCAGTTACCCCGGACCCAAATACAAAAAGGTGTCCTTCAGTAACAGTGGCCACGCTATCAACTTGGCAAAAAAATTGAATGTATTGTTCAAGACTGATAAATTTTCAGTCGTTCTGTTGCGCCAGGGTGAGCAAATATATCCTTAATCAGTCGGAATACCAACAGCGTATTCTGACCAGTCTTGAATTAGACCCCAATATCTTAAATGGTGCCCAGTACACCTGGTGGTATAATCCCACCAACCCCTCTAGTCTAAGACTGACCAAGTTGGGCCATAAATGGTTCAGTGGTGTGGCAAAAATCGCCACTTACCATGTGGGGCTGGGAGACCAGATGATCTATCCAAAACAGCTATTGCAGTTGGAACGATTGTTCACAGCACCCTATTATATACAGACACTGAAGAAGCTCTGGGTATATAGTGAAACTGATTACATCATGCTACAGTTACACGGCAGTGATCTAAAGACCTATTTAAACAACCTGGAAAATCAATAAGTTGTAAAAATACAACGCTGGTTGACCACAAAACCCCTTAATAGTAAACTGACTATCTTAATAACTCTAAGATAGGTGCTGCCATGCGGCGAATTATTGTGGAATTAAGTTTTGTCAGTGGTATTTTATTTTCAGCCTACACCATTATCAGTATACCTGATATGGTGCGTCAGCTGATTAATCCAGTGGGAATTTTTCCTATACCGGATCCTATACCAGAACCCTCAGTGCAGGTGTCATCTAAAGAAATCAAGAATTTTTCAGTCAATCCAGTTCTGTTGTATCGAGTATCGTACCAACTAAAGTTTACTGCTAAAGAAATGGATTGTTTGGCTAAAAACATTTTCTTTGAATCAGCCACGGAAGACCATGCTGGTAAACTAGCAGTGGCACAGGTCACATATAACCGTTTGAAAAACGGCCGTTGGGGTGATGACATCTGTAAAGTGGTATATGCCCGAGCACAGTTCAGCTGGACTCTGGATCAGAGAAAGATGCGCACACAACCGTATGGGGTCAATTGGGAGAACAGTCAGCAGGCAGCTAGAGATTTTGAGTCAGGTAAACGAGTAGATCGATTACGTGACAGTCTGCATTATCATGCTGATTGGATTCGTGCGCCAAAATGGGCCAAATCTGACAATCAGGTGCACAAGATTGGACAACACGTTTTTTATGCGTCAATAAAATGAAGAACCATTTTGGTCGTTGTGTAGCTAGTATTATGCCACCAGAATCTATCGGCACTACATATCGTGGCTGGATTCCGTGTATCGACTGGTGTACAGAAATGTTTGGTGTGGCACATCCTCTGAACGGTCAGTGGCTATACATAGGCGAAGGCGTGTTTGAATTCACTAATGAGCGGGATCTTACTGCATTTTTACTAAAATGGAGTTAACTATTTGTTTAGAACGACTAAGTCCGGGTCAGATTCTGAATATAGTATACGAACTGGAAGACCAACATGGACTTAAACGTGACAATGATTTCACATGGGAATTCCACAAAAGGGTCACCAATGGAAATCCACCGTACGACATAATACAGGAACGTTATACTGCATTTACTTTTTGTGACGATGTGGTGGCCACCTGGTTTAGATTACGATATGGTTAAAAATATTTTGACATTGTACGCTAACCGCTATATACTAGTAAAGAGTTGTAAGTATTAGGACCACTTGTTCTGATACTGTATGTCGCAGACCAGTAGATTCGCTCCCGAAAGTCTGCAAACCCGAAGCCCCTATGGATTCGCTCCCTGTAGGGGCTTCACCTTGAGTTGACATATAAATTATTTAATTGTATAGTAGCACTATCTTAACCTAATTTGGAAATACACCATGTCTATCGATTTATTGGCAGCAGTTAAAAATCTTGACGAAAAGAATATGAGCTCTTTGTTGTTGAAAACTACCAAGTATAAAAACAATACTGGTGGCAACTATGTGCCCATTGCTGATTTAGTAAAAAAAGTACTAGGTGCAGAATCCATCAAAAAAGGTATCGAATTACGCAAAAATAAACTTGCCAATGCCTTATATGAGGCTATGCATTTTGGTCGAGTAGGTATGGTACCAATTGGGCTAATAGATATCAATATTGACATACAACGAGGCATTGAAATAAAACACATTGGTAATAATATCCTGCCAATTTTTGACCCACGTATTACCCAACCAATCAATTTAATCTATTACCCTGACACTGGTCGATACACTTGCTGGGACGGTCTGCAGACCCTGAGTACTATATTGACTCTGATATGCAATGGATTGATTGCCACTGATAATTGGGAAACATTTGAGATCAAGTCTAATATCATTGATTCTGATCTACTAGTACCCGGCGCTTCCTGTACTGTGGCAGAAGCAGTTGCTAATTTTGGATTCCGAACATTAAATGGACCCAAGGGACGGCTTGGTGTAGACGAATGGTTTATTATGCGAAGCGAGTATCACGGCGCCAGACTGTATAATAGCGACCTGACAGAAGACTTGCACAGTAAAGCCCTGTGGGAGTGTATGATCAAACACAATATGTTACCGGCCGACAAGGTCAATGAAAAAAAACCAGGGTATATTCCGTATATTAGTTACATAAAAACACGATTTGGTCATGGCACCAACCGATTCGATATTGATACATTTGAAAAAGTTATTGAATTCTTATCTACTTACTTTATCAAGGATCTGGGAATCAATGCTAGTTTCTTGGTAGGTATTGCTGAGTTATTTGTGCTGTTAAAAGATCAAAAAATCAAAGTAGGAACCAAGCCCACTCAGTTTAATGCCGATCGATTTGCTAGGTTTTTAAAAGATGCATACGGTCAAGAAAATACCGGTAATATGTGGCGTATTAAGTTTGCCCAGCCCCGATTAAAAGAACTGCATATTGCACAAGGTTATATAAAGTCCACTTGGACAGATAACTGTACTTTACCTTTTTGGTTTGATGATTTTGAGCAGTACTGTGAGGACCATGGATTGGCACTATGTAGGTTACCAGAATTGCCAGCTGGCATGCAGGGGTATGTACGATGAATTCCGACACACGATATTTTTACATGTGGATTCATCCATACACCAAAAAGACTTGCTATGGTGTGACTGGTACTTTGGCCAATCGAAAACGTGCGTATCAAGGACACAACGGTTTCGACATTGAATGGGATTTCCTTGTCAAGGGATCTGCATTTGATATCGACAAACTAGAGGGGATTCTCAAACAAAAGATTAGATTGATTGAAGAAGATTCAGGCCAAAAAATCAGTTACGGTGGATATGAATGGATTGAAGCTGAGGTGGCTTACGATAGTATTGAAGCACTAGTTCTTAATTTTATTGAAGAGGACAATTATGATTCCGTAATCGTGATCAAGAGCAATACCATGGGTGGTTCCGATACTGAAATTGAGGGAGAATCAGATTCTGAGTAGACCAAAATGTTGTACAAAAACAACACTTTTTAGCCCTGAAATCAGGGCTTTTTCATGGATCATTTCTAGACAGGTAAATCATTTAATTGTATAATAGTTTTATAGTGATGAACAAGGAGCAGTACATGGGTTTCGAAAAAATTGTGTTGGACAAGGTTGCAAAAGTTATCAAGCAAGACCGTCAGGCTTATTTTTGCAACGGTACCTTGTTTGTTTGTACTGAAGAAAAAGATGCTCGACGTGTGTTTTCCATGTTGTTTAGGGACTATAACGGCCGGGTCCAAGTCAGTGTCGCAATGCACGGCGAGTTCGCTTACGATTTTACTGGTTGACCGATAATTCATTTAAATGTATACTGTAGTTATAGTGATAAACAAGGAGCAGTTGATGAGACAAGATTACACTGTGTATGTTTATAAGCGTGATGGTCGTACTAAATCAGGTGAGCGTGCCATCAGCACCACTGTCTGGAAGGACATGACCGAAGCCGATATGCGCTGTGTGGGCAATGAGCTGTATGAAACCCATCCTGCCACCCTGGGCTATCGATTCGAGTACCACCCCACCATGCAGACTGTTAAAAATTTAATGACTGGTAAGGATGTGCAAATTGATCGCGACACCCCCTGGTGTTGTAATCCTGCAAGTGAAACATATTGGAGTTCGTAATATGCGATTTCACCCAGCTCAGTGTAAGTCGGATTGGTTAATCATATTAGTACTAGGCATTTGTGAAATAGGCCTAGTACTGTTGTTTTTTTCATGCATTTATCTGGTTCTATAGACACAAAAATACATTAAATGTATAATATTATTTCCGTAGTACTTAATTTCAAGGAGTTGTAAAAATGGCCGTGACTGAAAATCGTAGTATTACCCCAGGCGAAGCTCGTAGCCGAGTCCTACGTTGTTTTAAAAATAAGCGTCCCGTATTCATGTGGGGTCCTCCAGGAATCGGTAAATCCGAACTGGTAGCAGACCTGACTGCTGAACTAGGTGGACACATGATTGACCTGCGTCTGGGTCAGATGGAACCCACTGACATTCGTGGTATTCCGTTCTTCAACAAGAACAACGAGAAAATGGACTGGGCTCCTCCCATTGACTTACCTGACCAAGAACTGGCCAGCCAGTATCCCATCGTCGTGTTGTTCCTGGACGAAATGAACAGTGCCGCCCCTGCAGTACAGGCCGCAGGTTATCAGCTGATCCTGAACCGCCGCGTTGGTAAGTATGTACTACCAGACAATGTGGTAATTGTGGCCGCCGGTAATCGTGAGTCAGACAAAGGCGTTACCTATCGTATGCCCAGCCCGCTGGCCAACCGTTTTGTCCACTTGGAAATTCGCCCGGATCATACCAGCTGGGAACAGTGGGCTGTTAACCACAAGATCCACAAGGATGTGGTGGGATATGTTGGTTTTGCCAAACAAGATTTGTTTGACTTTGATCCTAAATCGCCCAGCCGTAGTTTTGCTACACCACGTAGCTGGACCTTTGTGTCACAGTTCTTGTACGACGAAGATGCCAGTGACGCAGAGATCACTGACCTGGTTGCTGGTACTGTAGGCGAAGGTGTTGCGGTCAAGTTCATGGCACATCGTAAGGTCGCTGGTCAGATGCCTAAGCCTGAAGATGTATTGTCGGGCAAAGTGACTGAACTTAAAGTTAAAGAAATTTCAGCCATGTACTCGCTGACTGTTTCCATGTGTTACGAGTTGCAGGAGCAATACCGTAAGTTAGGCAAAGATAAAATGCCCGACTGGTATGCTCAGGCTGATAACTTTTTGCGCTTCATGATGGATAACTTCACTACCGAATTGGTTGTTATGGGTGCCCGTGTTGCAATGACCACCTATAGCTTGCCACTGTTGCCTGGTAAGATGAAGAGCTTTGACGAGTTCCACAAGAAGTTTGGTAAATACATCATCGCGGCATCCAGTCGGGATAATTAAAGTTACCGCTAGTCACGGTCCAGGGCAGGAGTGATCCGTAAGGCCCTGGTTTTTATTTAGAAGTGTGCAAAAAATGTTCAAAGTCAATAAGTTAGACGCTCGATTTAGTGGCCATACTTACTATGGGTTTGTTGGTACTTTGATTATACCAAGCTCTTACCGAGAGAGACGAACTGCACTTATTGAGTTTGATACTGTTCGTACCTGGTGCATCGAATCCTGGGGTCCTAGTGCAGAACTGGATATCCAATCCGGTAAACTCAGACTTGGTATACCAGAAACTGTGACCGAATGGTGTTGGATGAGTGACTTTACCCAAAATAAGTTTCGCATATATTTAAAAACTTCAGCTGAAGCCACTCTCTTTAAATTAAAGTGGTGTTAAATTCCCAACTTGACGCTAAATTCAGTTAAATGTATAATAGCGGTATACTGAAAAAGGATATATTATGTCGGAAGTAGCAGAACGCCCTAAAACAGATCCCAAGATTGATGCCGCCGCTCGCGAAAAACTTATTACTGCCCGTATTGGCCTCTTACTCAAGGCGCCGTTCTTTGGTAACATGGCCACACGACTGACACTGGTTAATGCTGATGACTGGTGTAATACCGCCGCCACTGATGGCCGTAAATTTTATTACAATAGTCAATTCGTTTACAAGATGCCACTTAAACAAGTGGAGTTCTTGTTTGGTCATGAAGTGTTGCACGCCGTATATGACCATATGGGCCGGCGGGGTGATCGCAATCCCAAAATCTGGAACATTGCTGACGATTTTTGCGTTAACAGTGACCTGATTGATCAGAAGATTGGTGATCGTATCACTGTATGTGGCATGCTATATGATGTCAAATATCGTGGCATGAGTGCTGAAGAAGTTTACGACGATCTTATGGCCAATTCCAACAAAATTAACCTCAGTGAATTACTCAAGAACGTTCTGGACGAACATCTGGACGGTGATGAGGGTAATGGAGAAGGTGATGGTGATCAGGAAGGCAAAGGTGGCCGTCCACGTTTAAGCGATGCTGAACGTAAAGCCATCCGTGACGAGATCAAAGAAGCCATGTTACAGGCCGCTCAGGCTGCCGGTGCTGGTAATTTGCCATCAGGTGTCAAACGTCTGGTCAAGGATCTGACTGAGCCCAAGATTGGCTGGAAAGAATTGTTAGAGCAACAGATCCAGAGTACCATTAAATCTGACTTTACCTGGGCTCGCCCCAGCCGTCGTGGTTGGCACATGGATGCTATCTTACCCGGTATGAAGCCAGGTGAAACTATTGATGTGTGCATTGGCATTGACCAGTCAGGTAGTATTACCAGTCAGGACAGCCAGATCTTTTTAAGCGAGATCAAAGGTATCATGGAATCATACGACGAGTATAACATTCGTGTCTGGTGTTTTGATACTGAGATTTATAATGATCAGACCTTTAACACTGACAACCTGAATGACATCATGCAATATGAGCCGCAAGGTGGTGGTGGTACACTGTTCGAAGCCAACTGGGATTACATGAAAGAACATGGTATTGAGCCCAAGAAGTTTATTATGTTTACTGACGGTATGCCAGGAAATGGTTGGGGTGATGAGAATTACTGCGATACTGTCTGGATCATCAAAGGTAATCCCAACTGTGAACCGCCCTGGGGTATCTGGGCACATTATGAAGAAGAGGCACGTAAATGAGCAACAAAACTACCACTGAAGTTGATGAAGCAGAACTACTGAAAAAATATCTACCCACATACATCAATGCCCCAGAAGATCTAGAACAAGCTAGAGATCGTATTCTGGAAATTGAAATGGCTCTAGAAGATCTGGCCCGTGCTGTGGAGATTGCACAAATAACCAATAACTGGTCCATGCTGGACAGCTTCCGCCAGACTACTGAAACAGTATTACAGGGCAAGATTGAGATTGTACAACCAGATCAATCGGACATGAAATTGAACGTGGTCATCGACGATCGCAAAGACAAAGCCGATGCTTAAATACGGCGAAGCCAATCCACTATCAGTGTGGGGGATCAGAAGATTGGAACACTGCCCACCACATTTTACAAGTGTGGATTTCGACGTTCATTGTGACGAAAAAGTAATAACCGACTGGATATGGGGCAACCTATCCGGTCGTTTCTACTTCGGCGACATATATAAGGAAAATTTCACGGGCTTAGGTATTACTGTGTGCAAGCGAGCTTCTTTTGAACAGGGGGCTGAAGCCAGTTTTTTTGGTATGATGTTGGACTCTATCAATAAATCAGAAATCCTCTTTTAAAAAATATTTCCGTAGTAATAATACCAGTTAAATATCATGAGTGTTATTATTACGGAGATATCATGTCAGAACAAACAACTACATCTGCGACAGAGCAACCAACAGCACCTAGCTTAACTCTAGCAGATCTAACCCTAGCCCTACAGACTATACAGATTGTTGCCCAACGCGGCGCCATTAAAGCTGAAGAAATGTCTACTGTTGGCGGCTTGCACGATCGTTTATTTGCTTTCCTAAAAGCTCAGGGTATCGTGGGCCAAGAGTCAGCACCAGAATCAGCACCAGAAGTATCGGCGGCTGACAGTCAATCCTAATTAAGGAAGGAAATTAAAATGCAAATATTAAAACACGTTGGCCGCCACGACAACAAGAAAATTGTTCTCGTGTACCGCCAAATTCCCGGTGACGAGCACATGTGCTTGGTACTGTACAGCGACGCTCTACCACAATTATATCATGATGAAGTTATGTCATGTTTGGAAAGTGCAGTAGGACAAAACACAGAAGAGTTGGCTGATGCTCTATTCCGTGTTACAATGAAAGATGGCACCAACTGTCTGGAAGCGTTACACCGTCAGGGACTAATGAAAAAGATTAACACCAACCAGGTGGTAATTACCCCCAATGCCAAGTCAAGTGTGCGTTTGGATGAGTTAAACACCATCTTAAACGAAATGAAAACTGGAGAAGACGCCATTAAAAAGATGGCCGAAATGGATGCTAATACTGGTATGTCCAGCAAAAAACGTACACCACGTGAAGTAGGTGTGAGTCCAGCTAGTCGTACACAAGAAGCCAGTCCTAGTACCGCAGCTATCGGTGAAGTATTAACTGATGAACAACTGGCAGCACAACGTATTGCCCAGGCAGCTAGTATGAAGTTACAAGCCGAACAGTTGATAGCCGAGGCTAAAAGACTAGAAGCAGAAGCAGTATCACTTAACCCGGCAGCAGCTAATGGCACAACAAAAACCAGAAAAACCGCCAAGAAAAAACAAGCGGCTTAAATTAAGTATTACTGAACGAGACAAGTGGCGTCAAATTTTAAAAGAAGTTGATAAAGATGAAGCCCCTGTCTCGGTATTAAAAAGTATTACTGTAAATCTTGTTGATGGCACCAAAGTAAACATCAACATACAAGAATTGCTATCTGAGGGAGTTACTCCTGAGGATCTAGAATTTGACATCAATGAAAAGTTATTACGCCTAGATGACATTATCAAAAGTGTAGACTTTTTTATCAGTGTTGATCATGTGGCCAAAGCAATTCAACCAGCAACTGATAATCTACTAAAAAATCTATGATAAATGCCGTATTCGCGGCAGACTTTTGGGGTGGTATGGGGTTCAACGGTACATTACCGTGGCCCCACAACCCTGCTGATCTGGCGCACTTTCAAAAACTAACTAAAGATCATGTGGTCGTAATGGGTCGTAAGACCTGGGACGATCACAAACTGCCCAAGCCACTTCCTGGTCGTATTGTGTATGTGGCGACCAATCGTCCGGTGTTTCATGCTGGACGTATCGGTGGCGACATTAAATCTGAAGTATTAAGATTGGAGAAACTACATCCAGACAAAATTATCTGGGTAGTAGGTGGACCCAAACTACTTGTAGAATGTATAGACATTCTGGATCGTGTCCACTTGACACATTTCCAAGAATCGTTTAAAGTAGATACTAAAATAGATCTCAAGATATTCTTGCGTGGCTTTCAGATGACCAGCGCAAGTGTGGCCTCCGACTTTAAATCAACCTTTGTGACATATGAACCAGTATTTAAACGCATTACAACAAGTACTTGAACAGGGTACAGTAAAATCAGATCGCACTGGTGTAGGAACCATCAGCCTATTTGGTATGCAACAGCGATATGATCTGTCAAAATCATTCCCGGCAGTGACCACTAAGAAATTAGCCTGGCGTGCCTGCGTGGGCGAGCTATTATGGATGATTGAAGGCTCGGGTGATGAACGCAGACTGGCAGAAATCACACATGGATCAGCTGATGGGAACGTCACCATCTGGACCCCCAACGCTCTGGCTCCCTATTGGCAACCCAATGCTAAGTACGAAGGCGACCTGGGTCGTGTATATGGCGTACAATGGCGCCAGTGGCGCACACCGGTTGAACACCGACGAGAACATTACCGAGATGATTTTGGTAATGTCTACAACCGCGGCGGCAAGTTGCATGTTAAGGAAGTCGATCAATTGATGAATTTGATCGACGGAATCAAACGTGATCCACATGGACGACGACACATAATATCAGCTTGGAACCCTGGCGAATTAGACCAGATGGCTCTCCCACCATGTCACACGTTTGCTCAGTTCTATGTTGCAGATGGCCGATTAAGTTGCCAGATGTATCAGAGAAGTTGTGATATGTTTTTGGGAGTACCTTTTAATATCGCCAGCTATAGTTTGCTCACGCATATGATAGCTCAAGTGTGTCAGTTACAGGTTGGAGAGTTCGTTCACGTGCTGGGCGATGCACACATATATCTCAATCACATAGATCAGGTAAAAGAACAATTGAAGCGTGAACCCTTGCCTGCACCACAACTATGGCTTAATCCCGACGTCACTGACATCACCAAATTTACCATGTCAGATATTCGTCTGGATGGTTATACGTCGCACCCACCTATAAAGGCAGAAATGGCTGTATGATCAATAAAATAACTATATTCATAGGTGACACTGGTGCTTATCTAGCACAAGAAGCTAAAAAGGTATCTGAGAGTGCATGCCTATTAGATTCGTTATCCACACACATACTTAAACCTGGAATATATTATACTAGTTTGGGGGATTGTTATAATGAGCAAATATTATTAAAAATTCTCAATCAAGCCGATGTATTGATATACTGTCCTCCGGATATATGGAGCGATGGTGACACTCATGAATTTAGTATGCGCAAAACTACAGAATTCTATTTAAGATTTTTTATTAATAAAAAACAAGTGTTGGGAGTTGATACCAATGGTCCTGATTTTAAATCCACTATGTTGGAATTGGCTGATGTTCGGAGATCAGAAAATCCACAAATATGGATAAGTGGTTGCAGTATTAGTCACGGAATTGGTCAGGGTATTGAAGCAGATGAACGATATGGGGAGCATTTGTCACACGAATTAAATATGCCAGTCAGCTATCTTACACGACCTGGCACTAGTAATGCCTGGCAAGCACAGCAGATTTTACGATCAGACCTGCGTCCCGGGGATATTATTGTCTGGGGATTGACTTCTTGGGATAGATTCACATTTGTTCAGGATAAACCAGAAAAATTTACACATGTTAATGTTAGATATTATGAAAGATATCCCGAATTTCATAAAGTGGTTAGTCTAGAAAGATTATTAGAGACTAACAATTTGTTATACCATTCATTGACAAGCATACACCAAGTGGTAAACGTATGCCAAAAACTGGGCGTTAAATTGCTATTAGCTGGCTTGTTGGTAGATCGCATGTTTATACAGTATCTAGTAGATTTACCAAATTATATACAATTATTAGGATATAACGGATTTGAAGTTAAAAATATGTATCCAGATCAGGGCACTGATGGACGTCACCCAGGCCCACTGTCACATCGTTGGTTTGCGGACGAAATGATTAAAGGAATTAAACAATTATGAAATATATTATAACAGGCGGTGCCGGCTTTATCGGGCACAATGTAGTACGACAACTGGAAGCACTGGGTCATGAATGTCATGTAATTGACAGTCTGACCAATTATGGGTTTGTACCTAAACCAGAACTAGAATACTTAACTGCTGAACGTCAGAAAAGATTTAATTCCATAGTGCATGAGATTGACATCAGAGAATATACTGCGGTCAAAGCAGCATTTGAAAGAGCTGGTAAAATTGATGGAGTTATTCATCTGGCCAGTTTTCCACGTCAGAAAGTCGTGGGACAAAATCCAGTCTGGGGTGGAGAAGTGATGTGCCCTGCGTTAATTAATTTATTAGAGTTAACTAAACAAAATAATATTCCCAAATTTGTGTATATTAGTAGTAGTATGGTGTACGGAAATTTTGACAATGATGTAACCGAAGAATCAGTGTGTAACCCACTGGGGCATTATGGTATTATGAAATATATGGGAGAAAAATTAGTTGAAGATTACACCCGTCGTGGATGTTTTGATCATGTGATTATCAGACCCAGTGCGGTGTATGGTGAATGGGATGTGGAAGATCGTGTGGTTAGTAAATTCATGCTGGGAGCCATGAGCAATAGTGTTCTTAAAATTAACGGACCTGGTGAAGTACTGGATTTTACCTATGTAGAAGATACTGCACAGGGTATAGTACTGGCTGCTATAAAACCAGCCGCCAACAACAAGATTTTTAACATTACACGCAGTGATACACGTCTTTATACCCTGAAAGATGCCGCTGAAATTGCCATTCGTATCGCAGGCAGTGGCTCCGTAGAACTACGCGGCAAGGATGCAGATTTCCCTAGTCGTGGTCGTTTAGACATTAGTCGTGCCATACTTGAGTTAGGATACAAACCCACTGTGGGTGTGGAAGAAGGATTCCACAGATACTATAACTGGTTTAAATCGTCGACTTTTTGGCAAAATAAATTAAATGGCTAACACTATTTTCAAAATACCGTTTTTTGGTATTAAACGTCAATACGAAAACTTGCGACAGGAGATACTGGATACAGTGGACACAGTCTATACCAGTGGACAGGTATTAGACGGACAATACACTAGGTATTTTGAAAGAGCCATGGCACTACGATGTGATCGTTTGTATGCCGTGGCTGTAAATAGTTGCACACAGGGTCTGATCATGACAATGCGTTTAATGATACCCCGGAAAAGTCAAGTACTAGTTCCTAATATTAGTTTTGCTGCCACCGTCAATAGTGTTCTGATGGCTGGTCATATTCCAGTATTTTGCGACACTGATGCTCAGGCATTAATCAATCTGGAAAGTATAGATTTCACATTAAAAGGTTCTGGTGTACACAGTATAATGTATGCCAATCTGTTTGGTAATGTAGTGGACTACGATCGCTTCCGAGTCATCACTGAATTCTTTAACAATGAAGAAATGTATATCATTGAAGATGCCGCACAGAGTTTTGGTGCCAGCTATCGTGGCATACCATCAGGCAAGCTGGGCACAGTCAGTGTGCTGAGTTTTGATCCCACTAAAAATTTACCTAACTACGGATCTGGTGGTATGATACTAACTGATGATCTGGGTATAGCAGAAGAATTGTACGACATGCGCGATAATGGTAAGCAGGAGGGACACAACTTTCCTGGAACCAATAGTAAAATGTCCGAAAGCGATTGTGCTCAGATGCTGGTTAAACTACGTCACTTTGATGCCTGGCAGGATCGTCGACGAGAAATTGCCGAGTATTACACTGGTGAATTATGTGACTATGTAGATGTTCCACAAGTAACTGAAGGTGCTGAACACGCCTGGCACAAATATGTCATTAGACTGTCAGAACGCCACGGACTGCGCACAGCCCTGGCACACGAGGGCATTGACACTAGAATACATTACGACAAGACATTGTCTGAATTGCCAGTTAGCTGGAAATATGATGGTTATAATCTGGATCAATATCACGAAAGCACTGCATTTACTCGTGAATGCATGAGTTTACCCATCTACCCCGAACTAGAAGATTACGAAGTAGAACAGGTAGTTAATGCTGTGCAGAATTACTTACGTTAAATCGTTCTTGCAACCACGCCCAATCAAAACTCAACTTTAGCAGTTCATAATCCCCAGCCACTTCATCATAGTATTCCACTGCATCACGTGCGCCTGCCAGACAGTGTTTGGCATAGTCGCCCTGGGCCACCGTCAACCAAGTATTGAGTCGATGTTCTGTTTCTAAAGTGGGTGCAATGGTTATAAAGTGTTTTAATTTCAACACCTCACGAAAGGCAGTACGCCAGGTCATCCAAGCATCTTGATTGAAGTGCGCGATACCACTGAGTGTGGGCACCGATTCATGTGGCTGACTCAGTGTAAAGTCAATACCCGGATTGTTGTTGGATAACACTAGATTCTTGTTGAAGGCAATCATGCCCATGTGGCCGTACTCCAAACCGTTCACTGGATTTTTTGCATTAAAAATATAATGCTTGGGTCCTTGGAAATAGTCCGGTTGCCAGTGCCAATCAAAGTTGCCACCCAGTACCTCCAGTTTGGCGAACACCATGAAAAACCAGGGAGTGTCGCTTAACCTGGCTGCTGCCTGATAGGCTGCTGTACGTCCATTGACCCCACGACTCCATTTGACCGTACGATTGCTCATGTATTCAGTGTGATCAAACCAACGTTGCTCGTCTGGTTCACCATTACTAATATAGATGATGTCCAAGTGTTGATCGGTTGTGCCACTGTGCAATTTATTAATATAAGGATAGTCGTACACCTGAGTTTTAAGGTGCGTTTTAATATCTCTGGGTACCAATGCACTGCTACCACTACCATTATATCTCACAACTGTTCGGTCTTTTTCACTCCATAGACAAAAGTTAGGCACTATGCGGCGGGATTTGCTGTCATATCTGGTATGATCTTTTGAAAAGAACACATAAGGACTTTCAAACTTGTAGTTTTGAATCTCAGCAACAAGATCGTCACCCTGGTATAGATGCACTGGACAGTCAAATCTAGGAACCCTAGGTTCAGGAATGTAGTTGATGACATTAAAGAAGTCCAAAATATCCAGTTCGCACATTTGCTGTCGGAACGACTCCACATGTATATAGAAAGTATCGCCCTGTTTAGTATGATCACTCTGGAATACATGTATCATTTCCTTCTGCCAGGGCTCAGGTTGCCAGGTAAAGTCAAACTGTGTGTAATCGCAGATACTGTTAATAATCCAGACGTATTCTGTCTCAGCAGTGGCCATGATACGCTTGAACGTGTCTAGATAGTTACCCACAAAACGAGTCATCACCATGTCAGGATGATGCTCACGTAAAACCTCATACTGATGTTTGGCAATAGTACCATTGCCGTGATCTACATAATAGATATTGTGTAAGTTATCTGGCTTGTCCACAATCTGGTTGCTGACAAAATTTAAATTGGGAAATTCTTCCAAACGTCTGGCCCATTGGATATTGCGTTCAAATTCCCATTTGTTAATTAAAAATGAATCAGACCATTTTTGATGCTGACTGGGAAATACGTGAGTCATATAATTTTGCCAGGGCTGCGCATGCCAAGCAAAGTCAAAGGTATCATAATTGTATTCTGAACTAATAACCCAGAATTTGTTGTTTTTAGTCCGTGATGTGCATCGCTTGATAGTGTCCAGCATACTGTTGGCATATCGAATCTTTTGAATTTTAGGATATTTTGTCTGTAGACGCTCGTAACGTGCCTGAGCAGTAGCGTTATTTTTATCTACAAAAAATATGTCTAAAATGTCTATTATACGGTGTTCTTGAACGATTTTAGGGGGTTCTCCGGCAAATTTTATCTCAGTTGCGCCTGGTACTGTATAAGTAAGCCCTATACTCTGTTGATATTCTGTACCAAAATGATGTATAAAAGGTGTCTCGTTGGGATCTGGAACCCAGCTGAAGTCTACATTGTTTCTATTAACTTCCTCGGGAATGGCCCAATTGGTTTCATCAACCAATAATTTGGCCACTGGATATTCCATGTACTTACGCTCAGTGGCCCCGGGCATACGATATTCAACTGTGGGCATTTTGATTGCAGGCCAATGTTGATTACCAAATACAAAAATTAACTGAGGACTGCCCGGCTCAGGGCGCCAACTATAGTCCCATTCACAATCTATCAATGTGTGCCATTGATTGTCATGCCGCTCCAGTAAACAAGCTCTGGGATTATCTATATATTTGCTTTCAGTGGCGCCTGGCATACGATACTCCACAGTAGGCATAATTTCTGCCGAATACCATTGATTACCAAATATGTAATTGTATGCTGGACTACCGGGATCCGGTTCCCAACTAAAATCAAATTCACAGTCGTAGTGTGTGATAAATTTTTCTGGCTCGCCTATACGCAGAGCCCGCGGTTCTGATATATATTTGATCTCAGTGGCGCCTGGAACCAAGTATTGCAGTGCTGGACGTTGTTCAGGACTCGACCACTGATTACCAAAAACATAAATGTAAGCTGGGTCTGTGGGATTAGGTCGCCAACTATAATCAAAACTTTTTATATCATCTAACAATTCCCAATGTGTTATATCTGCGGCTACTATAGCTATCAGATCATCTACATACTTAATTTCAGTAGCATCAGGAACGGTATAAACTACAGTAGGCTCTAACACTCCAGGATTCCATTGATTACCAAAAACGTAAGTCATTGGGGGGTCGAACGGATTGGGTTCCCAACTGTAATCAAACGAATTGACTGCTATATTGTGTCTGAATAAATTTGGTTGTGGTAATCTAACGGTTTTAACATCACCGATAAATTTTGTTTCGGTGGCTCCAACAACACGGTAACGAATACTAACTTTGTGCTCGGGAGGATTCCACTGATTGCCGAATTCATAAATATATGCTGGCTCCAATGGGTTGGGTCGCCAGGTCCAGTCCCACTGAAGCTCGTCAATATCCTCCAATAATTCCCAATTGTCCCTAGACGGGGACAGTTTGGCCAATGGAAAGTCTAAGAATTTTTTTTGTGTGGCGCCTGGAACTGTATAAACCACAGTGGGCATAATAGTACCAGAATAGTGTTGATTACCAAATACATAGATATACGGTGGATCACCAGGATCAGGACACCAGCTGAAGTCAAAGCCAGCTATTTTTTCTAAAATTTGCCAATTATTTGTAGTGGGTTTAACCAGGGCTGGCGTCGACAAGAACTTACGTTCTGTTGCACCAGGGACACGATACTCCACAGTGGGCATACGTTCACCTGGCCACCATTGATTTCCAAATACATAGATATATGGGGGATCAAATGGATGTGGGTGCCAGCTGAAGTCAAATTCTACATCGTGCAGCACATGCCAATGATCCATGACTGGTTTTGCTTTAACTAGACTTTCATGAAAATTCCAGGATCGCTGTTTTACGTAACTAACATGTGCTAGATATGTACCTCCATATTCGCACCATTGACTGGGCCATACGTGTACATGGTCAGCCTCCCAGGGAACTGGCTGGTAATCAAAATCAAATTTCGTGTAATCATTGCCCCCATAAATATACCAGTAATACCCAGTACAACATAGAGTAGCAGCATGCTCTAAACTTTCAGCAGGCTTTTCAAATTCAAATAAACCGGGCTTGGGCCCATAATAGAAAACATCAAACATGTATAATATTCACAGTCATTACGAAAACATTTGGACTTACTTACGTACTATTGTAACAGATCCGCGTGTACTTTATCTAGTACCGAACGGGGCAACTCAACCAGAAAATTTAGAAAGACTTGCCCAGGAACAGCGCGGCTGGTGGCCATACCCTGGTCCACCAGATAAACGTGGGCCATTATTTATATTCTATGATCAGGAACCTATATATGGTGAATTTAACTACAAGTTGTTTGATCATATTAGGGATAACTATAAAGGACCTTTTGTTTTAGTTACTACCGAAAAAAATAGTAATATGTTAGATCATATTAAAGAAAAATACAAATGGCCATCAGTGTACTATTTTTATCATGCATTTGCAGCACACGATTGGTTTCGTGGATCTCGATTTAATGGCGGACTTGTTCCACCCGATCAACGTATTCTCAGAAAAAAATATATTTCATTTAATCGGCTAACCAGTGCCAAACGTGTCTATCGTAGCTTACTTATCGCTGAATTTGTTCAGAGAAATATATTAGATCAAGGGCATGTCAGTTATAATGAAATTTGTCCAGAAGGTGGTCACTACCGGGATGAAATTTCGCAGGCTGTCATCAATAAATTAATAGACCATACGTCGGCTCAGGATGCTATTGCAACATTGGATACTTTATCATTTCCACTTCGTATTGATTATCAACAGGAAACTGTTATTCCCAATCATAGTTTTAGTTTGAGTGCTGTGACAGAAAGTCAGGAAAGTTTCTGTTATCTAATAACCGAAACATGCTTCTGGGAGAGTAAACATCATTTGACTGAAAAGATATTTAAACCCATTATTAGTAAAATGCCGTTTATCTTGGCGGGACCAGCACATAATTTAAAATATCTACGAGAGTATGGTTTTAAAACATTTGATAATTGGTGGGACGAAAGTTATGACGACGTAGAAAACGCACAGGATCGATTAAAGGCGATTGGTAACACCATGCAGCAAATATGTAATTACAGTTTAGATCAATTACAAACAATGTTGGTAGAAATGGAGCCAATATTAGAACACAATTATAACTTATTCAATAGTGCAGAATTTCTGGATAAATGCTGGGCAGAATTAACTAACAACCTTAATGCCGTAGAGACTTTGGAATCGTTCCGCATCTGACCGGTCGTCAACCATTGGTTCGCCTCTTATGTTTAGACTGGTGTTGAGCAGCATAGGGCATCCAGTTATTACATACCATTTTTCGAGGAGTTCTCGGATTCCCGACTGACAATCTTTTGCCACAGTTTGAACTCTACTAGTACCATCATAATGAACAATAGCGGGATATAAATCAGGACGAAGGCATTCAGCGACAGATTGCATATAAGGACTATTACCCCAACCATGAGGAAGGTGAAAATAATCACTAGCGCACTCTGCAAGGATAACTGGAGCAAAGGGCCTAAATTTCTGCCGTCTTTTAATTTCATTTACCCTGTCCTTGATGTCAGCCCCGCGTGGATCTGCTAATAAACTTCTGTTGCCCAAAGCCCTAGGTCCAAATTCAGCTCTTCCACTTGCTATACCAACAATTCGATCAGTCAACAGCACATCTAAAGCAGCATTAACAGGATACTCACCAGGAATGTTGTGACCAAGATAAGGACCAGTCCAATTAATGCGAGTACCAAGAGCGAGAGCAGCGGCGCCAAGACTACTACCAGCATCACCAGGATTAGGTAAAATCCAAATTCTATCAAAATAGTCTCCCAGATATCGATTAATACTACAATTAAGTGCCACTCCACCACCATATACCAGGTGGTCGCTCCAACCGAAATCACGGGCACGTTTCATTACATTTAGTACCAGTTGTTCGGCTACATACTGTGCGCTGGCTGCTATGTCTACATCACCTACGTGTTTGAGCAATCCGGGATCAGCACCTATGTGCATATTATTCTGAAATGTAATATCCCATTCGTTTTCCACTGTCTGGTTTTGTAACCAGCTGCCCATACCACGTTTACCGTAAGCAGCCATGCCCATGAGTATATATTCTTCTTCGTTGGGCTTTAGACCCACACGTTGGGTCATGGCACTATAGAACAATCCAATGCTATGTGGGTATCGTTGTCCCCAGAGTCGTTTGTATCTTGCTTGACCATTAACATACTCTGCGCCCCAAATACTTATAGTATCCCATTCACCAATGGCATCAATAATGACCACAGTGGCACGATCAAATGGGCTAGTTTGAAATCCTGCGGCGGCATGACTCAGGTGATGGTTATGACTGCTGATATTTCTGGGCAATACACATGGCCCCATCTGTTCCTGTAATATGTTTTTAACACTGAGTTTATTCCACTCAATGCCCTCGCCACTGTATAGTCTACGAAGTTGTTTGGCCCAGGGACGCTCATAATATGCAACATGGTCGATAGCGCCACAATCCATAACGTCACGCATGAGATCTGCACAGATGTTGGGGTCGCTTTTGATCTTACTGTAGCGTTCTGAATGCCCAGCAAATAATATTTCACCACTGCGACTTAATACAGCAGCACTGGCATCATGAAATCCAGCACTTATTCCTAAAATATGTGACATTTATAATATAAGATCAATTAATTTTCATGTAACCATCATGTGAATATAGGTCATATTATGCTATGCCCAACCAAGGTTTCTAATATGCTCATACAATTTTTGAGTCACTTTTCTATGACCTTCGTCTAAGAAATGTCCGTCGGGGCCGCGTTTGCATCCTTGTGTCCATTCTGACATCCCTTCTGAAGGCCATCCTAGATAGTGTTTAGCATCTACTTGTGCAGATAGATTAATCATTTTGGGATTAAAATTATTGTGATAATATTCATTAAAATCAGTGTTAATCATAATATATTTGATATCACGTGTTTGTAAAAAACTCTGCATTAGTATCACATCTAACAAATGTTGGTGATACAAATATTCAGGATCATGATACTTGTTAATATAGTCAAGCAATTCCAAACGCCAGTCTTGTTTATCTCGTTTAAATAAATTTCCGCTGTATCCTGGCCAGAGATCGAACTGTCCACCCATATCAGCAAATTCCATACGACCTGCACTGGACCACCCAATCACAACTAGGTCCACAGGATTTTTATTTGTAATGTATTCTATCACAGTGCGAATCATTCTCTTGTTACCAGACCCGGGACGAGCTTCGTTCACTACATCTGCCTTGAGGCCACGAGCCAAGTAATAAGGATAAGCATGATTTCGATTTTCAAGCTCTTCACCGTAAGTAAAGCTATCACCCACCGCTAAAATATTGTTGATCATTTTAGTCATATTATTTGTAAATAAACGGGTCGCGTTTTTTAAGTTCTTTTAATTTTTTGCGATATTTAATTTCTAAAACTATACGGTAATATATATTTTTTAACCATTTCATTGAAATTCTCCTATGTTTAATACATGTTGAACAGTATAAGTATGTCCATTAAATATTTATCGCATACCAGTGACCAGAAAAAAAACCCTGGGATAATTTCCATCAAGGTTTTTATACTTGACTACTATAATCATAACCCGGTTTTAACCTTGCTATTTGTTGTTGGTGATAATCAGTGTCGGTCCAGGTGTAGTCGTATCTGGCTGTTAAATCACCTGCTGTGATCTGAAATATGTCCAGATATTGGCTGAGTATGGGCCATATTTCTTGAGTATTAGTAGTACCAAAACTATCTAGTAATTCCACTTGACCCACTGGATGATACCCGTAGTTATATTGTGTGTCATTTAGATCAAATCCATTGCGTTCCAACCATGCACGATACCCCACCATTTCTTGAGTGTGCCATGGGTGTGGTCCATCGTATACGATATCATTTGCCCACTCAATATCAAACTCCCCTGAATAGTAGCGCAAATGAGTAATAGCGTCACAAGTAGCAGATCCAATATCCACTCCTCGCTCATCTCTATACACTTCGTAAAGCGTCTTACCAATCTGAGTCCAATGCAAATAAACTTCTCCAAATTTTCTATTGTATCTAGATTCAGCAAAAGTTGCTTTAAGATCATCGGGATAATCGATCCTAGGTGCATTTAAAAAAGTTGTTATCTGACTAGGTCGTACCCATTCAGGTGCTGTAACCTGTTTACGCTGACTTAACATCAGACTCTCTGCCTCGTGGCACAGGTTGTTTAGCTGACGAATAGCAAATTTTGTTGCGTAGTCTGCACGTCGGTAATAGTCACTTAATCCCCAAACAGTACCCTGTAGATGCTCAAATCGATTGTGCAATAAATTCATTACCTCTTGTTTGGGAGTTAGGGTATCGGCGTCACGAATAAAATCAGGAGTATATACTTCTGCTATTACATACTCTGAGCCAAAAAATCGATTGATCTGGTCACAGGCATTGTTAAGCTCACGGCAGATGTAGTCTAGATTTCTGGCACTATCGGGGAACCCCAAGAAGCAGAAGTTCTTTTCTAGATAGTTATTGTTGCGCAACAGATCTTGCAACGCAGTGTACCAGTGGTGACCCAATGCAGTATCGTAAACCGCAATAGTGTAGTCTAGTAATAGTTGCTTGTTTAACGGGTTGCGTAGCGTTACTTTAACTTTATTCATAGTTATTAATTTGTTTCAATCGAGTCCCACCATTCTAATATCTCTGGCCGCATTGCCAGAATATCTCGCATAGTATACTGATCTTTTCTAATTCGTTCAAGTTCTCGTATACGAGATTTGCCTTTGATTAATCCAGCTTTGTAAGTGTCTGGCCACTGCTCGGCAAAAGTGGGTCTGGTTTTTAGTTGAGCCAGTACGTCCCTTAGAGCGCCACTTACTGTGGATATATGTTCGTCTACCCAAGGATGTAATAATTCTCTGGGTAGTGCCAAGGGCGACATGACAATGTCAGGGCTGAAACTAAAGACTACTTTTGCTAAGATATCCACTCCGAGCTGCTGCCCGAGTTGTTGGATTTTTTGGACTTCGAAAAGTCCTGGGAGAGTGAGGGTGAAATCGATTCGCATTTGTCTGCGATTTCTTTGGATTTCGGTTCCTCTGTGGAAATTTTCGAGCCATTGATTATAATCAAGGCCTGTTCTAATATACTCTCCAATTTCTTTCGTACCATCAAGGCTTGCACATATTTGCCAGTCACGAAGCCCAGATAAAATATCAGTATACAGATCAACACCACGATACTTAACACGGCTGAGATTTGTATTATACCTAGCGTAAACATTTGGTCCATCCCCTAACTCAATAATGCGGCGCATGTAGCGCCAATGCTGCTCATACATGAGGGGTTCACCACCGACCCAGTATACTTCCTCGACTCTGTGCTCTTCCACTGCTTGGGAAAACTCTGTTTCTATTTGCCTATCTTGAAATTGACTAATTTGTTGGCGAACTTCTGGATACATCCAGTTGTTTTTGGGATCATGCCAGTTGATCATGTGATGTTGTTTTTGTTCGGTTTCCCAGGCACTACTCAACATATCACCACACATACGGCATTTAAAGTTGCACAGATTACTAAAGCGATAATCCCAACTAATGGGCTTGGCTGTAGTAAACCCAGTGACATCAGTGGCTGCTATCACTTCCGAATACTTATGCCCAAACATCTGATTAAAGTAGCTGCGGTAAACATCAGTATTAAGCAATTTGTCATTACATACTTCACACTCAGGTAATGTTTCCCCAGCCATCATGCGACGACGCACTGACTTCATGTGCTCTGAATTCCAGTGTTGTTCCAGAGTAATGGGCATATAGCGACCAGTACCAGCACTGGTATCAATGTATTGTTGAAAATTTTGTGCTGGCTCGCGTGACGCACAACACATACGTCGTTCGGTCTGTGGACTCAGATACGTATGAGTCCAGGGTGCCATGCATAATGTTGCTGGCCTATTCAAAATATGGTCTCCATTCTGGCACTACCTCAACCAAAGATTTTTTAGAAGTTTTATCCTCTATACGCATTTTTTGAATGAATTTAGCCAATTGCAGTGGTTTATGCTCAGTGTTACGCAACACGCCTAATACATTATCGTATAATTCTTTATAGACTGGTATAGTCATTGTCGATTGTTTCGCTGCCAATCGTTGGATCAATGGAATCTTTATTTCGTTGGGTATTACTTCCACTGTCAAATAAAGTTCTCGAAATACTGGACTAATACAAATGTTAGTGATACCGTGAGTCTCAAACCAATCAAATAATTTGTCGATCCCCCAGACATTAATAGCAGTCAACACACAGTTTACTACGCTCTTATAATTTTCATATATGAATAATGCATTCTGTCCAACCGTTTTCCAATTGCACCCCCTTCGTTGATATTCAATCACATCATCAATTCCATCAATACTAATGGTATAAAAAACATTTTTAAATTTCGCAAACCGTTCTGTCATTTTTGTTGGAATATTTGATGCATTCGTAATCAATGTAATGTATAAATTTTTAGCAAGGTCTTGTGCAATAAGATAATCAATTAATTCCTCCACCTGCGGTTGTAATATTGTTTCTCCACCAGTCAAGTTGATGATTTCCACATGTTTTAGTAGTTCGTAGAAATCTGCATCTGGTTGATTTAGAGTTAATTTTCTAAAATTATGCAAGAATTTAATTTCAAATGTGTGACGTTTACTAGAGGCTCCGCCAGAACACATCACACACTCGTAATTACAGTAGTTACTAGGATAATAATCCATGGTAATTAATTTGTCTGTCTTATAACCATTAGCAATTATATTTTTAACTTCTTGAATAATATCGACACTCAAATGTTCGGCATAAAATACATTGTTCATTTTACGGGCTGAAATTGCTCCAGTTCGATCATTAAATGCACATGCTTTACAGTCAACCACGTCATCGGCGGTACCTTCTATAAACGTTTTTCTTAACTCGATCCAGCGATCACTATTACGTGCATCATTGATAGTGGTATTGACATCCCATGAGGCCCATGTAGACTCCTCACCAAAATATTTTGGTTGATCATTTATAACACTACACGGGCGTATAGTATTCTTGGGCACTTGCCCAACTCTTGTCATGTGATTAGTCTGGTAAAATCCATTGAAAAATGGATATAAACAAACCTGGTCCCCCAACTCTTGATATATTTTATCGATATTGTTATTCATAGCCCATGGCCCGTGCTATTTCTGGATGTGTGTCAGTAAAACACTGTTTACGATATTCATCAGTCTGCTTCATCTTACGTAAGAACTCTGCACCATCACTGCCTGGTCCCTGTTCAATGAAGTTAATGACCCCTTGCAGATCCTGGTGATACCTGTGCCCAGTCCAGAACATGGTCTTGAGTTTATCTAAAACCATTGTTCGAGCCGCAGGCGTCATGTACTGCACACTCATATGCTCGGGCCCATGCATCATGTTAAAGTAAACGCTGCCAAATGATTTAGTATCCGCCCAGGACAGTAGTTCATCCAAATAGTATACGTTCTGTATGTTGATGGTAAAGCATAACTGTGTGGTAATGTTGGGGACACTCATTCTTTTCATTATGTGAATTTCATCAATTATGATGTTTGATTCTTGCCATTTGGCCCCATAACGTTCGTATTCAAATCTATCGCCCACATTGTCCACACTAAATGCAATATCCACACGGCCAAAATTCTTCCATAGGCCCCAGTGCCCACCAGGATATTGTGTAGCATTGGTATTGTAGTGAATGTCAATATTCTTACTTACACCTATGTCAACTGCGTGTTGTAATAGATCAAAGTGTTCTTTAATCATCCAGGGCTCGCCGCCGGTAAATTCCAGATATTGTATGTTGGGCAACAGGCTCCGCATATTTTCCCAGAATGTTTCTGTCTTACGTGGCCAGTTTCCCTGACGTAACCATGTGTATGCTTGATGTGCTTTAGGATCTCGGCCAGTGGACTTAACATAATCCATTTCTTCTGCGGCCCATTTACTACTACTCCAACTTCCACATATGCGACATTTAAGGTTGCAAATGTTGCCCAGTTTTAAGTCAATGAACCACAGTTGATCAGGATTATCATTACCCCAGTCTACTTGCTCATATTGATTTTTTAAACGTAGACGACTGTTCATACGCTTGCTGATGCGCCCTGCTGCTTCCTCATCCCAACATCGATTACAGGTCTTGGGTTTCTCACCTGCGCGAAAATCTTGGCGTAATTTCTGCATATACGGACTACGATATACAGTTTCCAAATCAGTGTTATTCAAGTCGTATATCTGATCGTTCTCATCAGTGATCTCTTCATGTGCCATACAACATGGTCTGACAGTACCCACTGGGCTAGTTTCAATACTGACCCAGGGCAACATACAGATGGTATCAGGTAATTTATCGGGCATATCGTTTTAGATCCGTATATTCAGGAAATGTGGTGTAAAAATCTTCACCACGGAATTTATCTAGTTCATAGTTGCGTTTAAAGAACTCCTGCAACAGATCATTCATGTCATCTTCACTGGTGGTGCTTTTATCGTCCTGATCCATAAAATTTATCAGACTACGATATCCATTTGTGGCACGAGTGACTGGATCCTGCGGTTCTAACCAGGCAATGTGATCGGTAATTTTTTGTCTGGCTAACTCTTTGTAATGTTGCGGTAAGATATTAACACGTTCGTGATCAGGTCCTTGGAGAATGTTAATATTCCAATCCTTGGGTTGTATCAATCCCAGGTCTGACCACTCTTTGTGAAAGTCTGGTATATGTAGCACGTTGAAAATGCTGACAGTACTGCTGACATAGAAGTCCACATCAGGACAAGTCTTGAGCATACGTTCACGATTGGCCACAGTTTCGGCCCAGTTCTGACCTTTACGGATATATTCCCCACGTGCGTAGCTACCATCTAAACTGGCACCCACGCTGACATTGTCAAACAATTTCCAAAGTTCCAGTACATCCTGTCCCTTGAATTTTAACTCTGAGAAATTGGTATTGTACTGTAGGCGTACATGAAACATTTCACGATTGACTAACTCGCGCAGAATACGATAATGCTCTTCCATGATCAGAGGCTCACCGCCAGCAAAATATATTTGCTCCAGATGCGGTATGTGTTCCTGCATCTGTTCCCACATGTCGTCTTTATGTCGTCCAGCAATGGCGATCTGCGGATATGGGCGTGGGCCAAACATTTTAACTTCGTCCTGATACCAGTTGCTGCTAAAGATGCTGCCGCAACTACGACATTTGAAGTTACACAGGTTGCTGAAGCGAATGTCATAGTAACGCATCTTGAAATCGTCATATCTACCATCTGTATGAGTATCATCTACCACACTGACATGATGTCCAAATGCCTTGTTACTGCTGTTACGCATACTGAAAAAGCCGGCATCTTCTTGCTCGTAACATTTGGAACATTCTTTTGTGGGCTGATCTGCCAACATCTTGACACGCATGTCACGCAGTGGTTGATCGTTCCAGACTTCAGCCAGGGTGTTCTTGTGCAGGTCACCAATGGGGTGCTTGTCCACGCTGAGGCAACAGGGAAAGGCCCGGCCGTCTGGAAAGGCATGCATATGTGTCCAGGGCATCATACAGAAGCTCTTGCTCTCTGTCAGACGATGTATTTGTTGGTCAGTGAGTAGTTCTGGTTTAATATATGTAGGGAACTTGCTATTATAGGTATATGTCATTAAGTTTGTACTAACTAAAAATGTAGTTCGCGGGTGTAGGAACCCCAACTACTCTAACATTATGAAGGAATGCCAGCATGAGTATTTACTCTAAATCTTCCCCACCGTCAGGCTTTTATGTCTACACATATTTGAGAAAATCCAATCTTACTCCATATTATATAGGAAAAGGGTATGATACGCGAGCCTGGGTTCCACATTATTTCACCACACCAAGGGATGATACAAAAATAATAATACTCGAATCAGGACTCACTGATATTGGTTCTGTAGCTATTGAAAGAAGGATGATACGTTGGTATGGACGGAAGGACTTGGGCACGGGTATAACTTATGAAGAGATATTTAGTGTCGAACGAGCTAAAGAATTAAAGGCGGCGCAATCCATAGCTACTAAGTTACAACATAACAAATCATAACGAATTGTACCATTCTGCTAATCTAGGGAATGTTTGTGCTAAATTTCTGCTGCGCCGTATGTCGAACTCAGTAAAAAATGATTTAAAATCTTTTTCTAAATCATCCCTGTTAAATTCTACTGTGGCTTCATTAAATGTTGTATCCGGTCTCGATGAATTATTTTTATGCGGTATAGAGACGTCAGTTATATAGCCAATTACTCGAGTAATTTGATCTAGTTGGTATTGTGACATAGTGTCTGGCATTTTCAGTCGGCTGACCGTGGCAGCAATCTCATTACCCAATTCTACTCGTAACTGCGTGGGCAGGGTGATAATATTTTGAAAACTCGGGAATCGTAATATGTTTACTGTATGCACAAATTTATCGTGGGGCTGTCCGAGGTATTTCTCCGCAAACCATTCCAGGAATTCAGCATACCCATCTGCTTGCAATACGCCCATGGTGCAACATATCCCAACTTTACTAATACTCGGATGTGCTAAGACTTTATCGAGATTAGCAACCCATTGATCCCATTCTAATCCATCCCGGATATATTCATCCTTTGCGCCCACAGTCTCTGCACTAGTCCATACTTCAATTGGCTGAGTTATCTTACTGCACTTGTCAAGGAATTTTTGTAAAATCTCATCGCTGTACGCTAGATTTGTAGTTATGTGTATTTTACATTTACTTTTAGTCGGATTATCTGCTAGCCAATCTAATAACTTCCATGTGTATCCGCTCATCATTGGCTCACCACCAGTTATTCTGAGAATTTGTAGATTTTTATACAAACCCTGTTCCCACCACTTAAAAAATGCATCAGCATAAGGATTTTCTTCGCCAAACTTAATCGTCGAGTTGTCATTGGTGGTTGTATAAGAGAGTGTAGTGTCAGTTAGTAGTGTGTATTTGCCATTTTTACGAATGTCAGATGCCCAAGTAGAACTTATTGCTGGGCTGCAATAACTACACCCAAGTTGGCAAGTTCTATCAAACGCAATTTCTAAATAGTCAAGATCATAATCAGCAGTTGCATCTCCATCGAATGCCGCTTGTAATCTGTCAGATGAACTTAATTGACTACTCATTACTCGGTCCGATGTACTGTCAGGGACAGTGTCTTCCATTACCCAACAAAATTGACAGCCGACAGGTTTTAATCCATCTTGCATCATCTTGCGTTCGGCTTTTTTACTGGAAGTATTATGCAATGCGGCTGGGTTTAATTTAATCTCTTCGGTGTCAATTGCATGCCACGGATTGTGGTGACAACTAGAGGTTGTGCCAGCGAAGAAATACATAGAAGCATTATACCATTTGGCGCCACAGAAACTAGGGCTTTTGCTATCAAGCTCTTTTATTTTCCATTGTTTCAATGATGTCATAACGAATTGTACCATTCTGTTAATTCTGGGAACGTCTTGGTAAAGTCTTTACCTCGGCGCTGATCGTATTGTGTATAAAATTGCTTGAAGTCTTGTTGTAATACTGCTTGTTCTGCAGATCCCATGTGTGGAGTTTTAACTACATCTAAATAATCAATTAAACGCTGTACTTGATTAATTTCCATCTGATGTAAGAATTCATTGTTGCCATTGGCATCTAGCCAGGATTGAATGCGATGGCGGAATGTAGTTCTTAATTCGTCGGGTAATACCAGGGGACTTTGGAAGCTGGGAAATCTTAAAATATTTAGCGTAAATGTGGGGTAGTCCGAACCATATTCCTGTTTCCATTGTAGCAATATGTCCAGGAATATGTGCAACTTACTCAGGCACAGTGCATTAATGGTGCACATCATGTGGAATCCCTCAATGTTGCCATTGGCCAGAACTTTGTCCACATTGTTGGCCCAGTCTTCCCAGATCATGCCATCACGTATATATTCTGCCTGTAGTCCAGTGGCCTCATTGCTAGTATACAAGTGAAAATGTTTGATGCGGTGTGAGGCATCAACCATGCGGTCAATAAGATCGTCTTTGGCTCCCAGATTACTATTCATGGCAAAACGCATGTCAGTATCGTGTGTCTGAAACCAGTCCAACAATTTCCAGGTATCGCCCGACATCAGTGGCTCGCCACCAGTCAGTCGCAACTCTTTTAGTGATCTATGAAGATCTGATTCCCACCATTTGAAGAATGCTTCAACATACGGATTGGTTTCTCCAAACCGATAAAGTTGGCTACTGTCATGAGGATGAGTAAAGTGATTGCGACCATCAGATACCAGACCGGTGTAGGCTCCATTCCGGTTAATATCGTTAACCCAGGTACTGCTAAAAGCAGGATTGCAATAACTACAAGCGAAATTACATGTTCGGTCAAAAGCGATTTCAAGGGTCTGTAAGTCAACATCTTTATCTGATTCCAGATTGTAGGCATAATCTAAATCCTTATCGTCATATATGACCGTTTTGTATACACGGTCGCTGATATTATCTCGACCAATGTCTTCTATCTTCCAACAATATTCGCAACCCGCTGGACGTTCACCACGTTGCATCTGATCACGTTCAGATTTCTTTTTGGCTGTATTATGCAGAGCTTTGGGATTGGCCAATACATCAGCCACTTCCACTTTATGTGGTAACGGGTGGTGACAACTGGTGGTCATTCCACTGCCCAGCCAGATGGTGGCGTTATACCATTTGGCACCACAAAACGATTCTGACTTAATGTCAATTACGCGGCGCTTATAATCTAAATCGGTTTCTTTATCAAGTCTCGGCATTGTTCCAACTCTGGTATGTAATCTTGCAGTTTTATATTTCTTGATTTATCCAATGTGTCATTATACTGGAAAAATTCCGATAATGCAACCAGATTAACTTTATTATTTTGTATTTCTGTAGTGAAAAAATCTAATTTAGAGGCAAATGACGCATCTGATACATATCTACGTGATTGTTTACATTTGGCTAGATCCAACAAAGCCAATTCCTTATTAGGGAAGGTGGTGAATTGTAAATACTGCTTTCCGTATACTTGATTTAATAATACAGTATTGTTGGGGAATTCATTATCAAAAAATTCAATCAATTTACTCAATTGTGATATGTTCCAAATACTTACAGTGACATTGAATGCCATTGTTGGGGTAATAGCAGAAATACCCCGTAAGTTTGATACCAGTGACTCCCAATCAGTTGGCCAACGTATATATCTATTAACCTGATCATAACCGTCAATACTACATATAATTTCCAAATTGGTAAATTGTGCCAATAATTCTCGGTATTCTTTGTTTAAATTGGTCGCATTAGTATTCATACGAATCTTAATGTCGGTTCGTCTAGCTGCGATAGCCCTTTTAAGAAATAATCTGAATCCTTGCATTAAACTGGGCTCTCCCCCAGCTACATACACCATCTTAACAGTATTTAAATCAACAATGTCATTGAGTCCTTGTGCTTCTTTTTTGGATAGGTCATTGAAGAACCACCCAATTTCTTTATATTCTTTTTCCAATTGGCTGCTAAACTGGGGGCTGCACATACGACAACTTAAATTGCATAAATTGTCGTTTCTAATATCATAATATACTAGATCAGTGATTACATTTTCCACATGATCTAAATTAAGTTTATGCATCCATTCCGCCGTGTCACGAATTCTAGAGCTGTCAGATCTAGCATCCTCGTACTCATAGCATTTGGTACAATGTTTGATCCGTTCTCCGGATAACATTTTTCGGCGAACTTCCTGCATTTCTGGGTCGTTTACAAAGTCAAAGTCTTTGGTATATTTTTTTACTGTCTGACCATCAGCCAGACAGCAGAGTTTGATGTCGTTTTTTTCGTTCACGTGTAAATGAACAAAGGGCAAAATACAGAACGATTTGTTTTCTTTAAGATCTATTTTGTGCATGGTATCGGCATTCCTTCCAGAATTCGTTCATTTCTGGAAAAGTCTCTTCAAAGTTAGTTTTACGACGTTTGTCGTGTTCGTGAAAAAATTTATAAAAATCTGCTCGTTGTAGTTTAACATAATCCGGATCCAGATTGCAACCTTCCTTCATCCAATCCACATCACGACGCATACGCTGTACCTCGTAATCCTTAAAGCCTTGGAATGGCTCTTCGGCCGTTTCTAGATTTTCCTCCATCCAATCAGCTACTTGGGCTAACTTATCGGCATATACTGGTGGCAGTATCTGTAAACTTTGCCAGGTGGGGGTTCGCAACAATGGTGTATCAAACCATACACGTTGATAAGTTGTACTATACTGTCTCCGCAAACTCAATATCCAGCCCAACTGTTGCTTCAAGCCAGTGACACTAAGATTGTTCATGGTAATAATGAAGGTCAGACTATTGCGATAAGGTATATGTTCTAGGAACATATTAGAGTAGCTGGCCATACGACTAAAATTCAATCCATGACGTATGTATTCTGCTTGGGCGGGATTACCAGAATCCAGGCTGACAAATTGCATGAAATGTTCAATTTGTGTGTTGCATAACTGTTTGACATAGTCCAGATATTTGTTGAATATTGCTGGCTCCACACTAAAGTTGCTGGTGACATTCAGATGAAGGTCGGACTTGGGAAATGCTAAAACATAATCAAATACTTTATATGTGTTCCGGTCCAACAATGGCTCACCACCGGTCATGCGGAAATGTTTCAGACGGGTATAAAGCGTGGGCCACCAGGCCCAGAATGCATCAACATATGGATTATCCTCTCTAGCAGGAATTGGTCTACGACTGCCAGTAAAATGGCTAGGATCATTATGAATAGTACTAGTAGGATAACCACCCCAACGGTCAACTTCTTGTTGCCACGAGCTGCTGAACTGTGGACTGCAATAACTACATTTGAGATTACAAGCGTGATTAAAATTAACTTCAACATAACTAGGTATAGCATCTTCTTCTCCAGTGCTATTCATTATTTCAGTAAATTCATCGGCCGCCCATTTCTCACCCGATCGATAATGTCTATCACTCAATTGTCCGTGTGATTCTATATTCCAACAATAACTACACTCAGCAGGCTTCTCCTGACGTAGCATTATTTTGCGTTGTTCTTTCTTGTGCGGTGTATTGTGTAATGCACTGGGGTTGTCAACCAACAAACTGGCATCAATGGGATGCAATGGTGGATGATAACAACTATTATTCAGCCCAGTGGGCAAATGTAGACTAACCTGTTTCCACTTGGCCAGACACATGGCATTACCCAGATTATCTTTCATCCATTCAGCTGATGCCATGAAGTCGCTTTTACTCACGGGTCATTGGTCCTATGTTTCTATGTTGTGCTTTATAATGATGTTTAAAGAACTTGCTTTCAGTCGTGTTGTAAGTGACTATGGGCAATCTGAGACGCTGCCGCAAGGTTTCACCCAGTGAATCCATGGCAGTCTGGTCGTGTGTACTAAACGTAGCCCACAAATCAGCTAGTACATCAAAACTTTGCACCTGTTTATGATCCCAGTCACGTAGCATGGTATAATATGTTCCCAGACGAGCACCGTACATGGCCCACCACCCATTTTCAACATCTGCGCCCACACTCTGCCAGATGCATAGATTGTCATAGTTGCGACTAACTATACGACTTTCAAATTCAGACAGTGCAGTTTTTACACCCCGATCCAGGCACATTTTGACACCCTCACGGAATCCTGCTCGCCAGGCCTGGAACGGGGTAGAATTGGGGTATGTAGTACTATAACAATCATTCATGGCCCAATAATTGGGATAAAAACAAAATTCAACATCATTGGACGCTGATCCATCACTAGCCTCGTGAGTTTTCATATTATATACAAAGTCCTTAGTCCAACAACTCATACCACCATTGCCGTACATCAACCCATTAATGTGATTTCTTGCACGCCAACGAAATACACAATCACGATTGGCGTCAGTTAGTGTCAATTGTAGGTTAAAAAATTCAGGATCAGGCAAATTATCACCATCAATGAGAATAAATCGGTCAGTCTCACTTGCATCTGCTGCTGCTTTATGTGCTGCATCTGAGCCTTTGACTCCATCTACCCTCTTGGCCCAGGGCACCATATTTTGAATCTTAACCCAAAACTCTTCTTTTTTAGGTTCATCGTAAGTCAAATATATTGTGTCAAGATCAGCTACGTCAATTATTTGTGTCATAATATTCTATATCCGTATATACTTCTGTTTCTGCCAATGGCACAACCGCATGTCCTTTTACCACCGCTTGGCCTTGTGTGGACTTTTTTAATCTAAATGTTTCATTAATACTTGGATTTAACAAGGTCAACTTATTATCATTAACACGAAGTAGACTGGTATTATGTCGATGAAATTCATCTGGATGTGATAAGACGATATAATCACCATTGGGAAAATCTCGTTCCCAAAGTCCAATAATTGTGCCGTCCTCATGGTAATATAATCTGAATTCCTTAACCGCTAATTTGGCAGCACGCTCAGCGTCTGCTTCAGCAATCAATCGCCAGGCTAGTTCGTAATCGTCTGAATCCATTGTTTATCGTAATAGTGTAATGGGTGGTATTGATTTACATTATTAATGCGAATCATGTTGCCATCCCGTTCAACATTAAACACATCTGAAAATGACTGTTCCTCAGCATATCCATTAATGCCCGGCTTCATATGCACAAAATTTATAAAATCCAAACTGGGGGCTGTACACAATTCAGGACCAACTATCTGTGCTGTTAATGCATACAACAAATCAGTACTGGGAGTTTCTTCATCACAGCCCATGATTGATGATCTGATTGCAGGCCAGTTTTCAAATATGGTTCTAGCAGTGGAGAAAAACTGCTGAGCTTCCTGACTAAATCTAAAATACATCAACCCATTATATACATCAGGCAAATGATTGTTGTCAAAAATCTGACGATACTTTCTTACTGAACTCAATTCTTGCTGATAATTTCTGCAACCAGTACTCAAACATACATTTCGCAATTTAAATGCAGTCCACCAGTGATCTATACTGCGAGTAAACAACAAGTCACTTTCTAACTTAATAGTTTCCTTAAATGGCGTTAACCAAAAGACCTGCCATTCATTAGCTAACCGCCAAGTAGAATCAGGGCTATTAAAATCGTGTGTAATATCGATGATGTAATCAAATACTGATAGGTGTTGGTCATTTATTTGAGCTCTAGTTGCGGCGTCTACTGCCACTGCAAATTGATTATGCTTCTGTGTTGCTTTAATATTTAGTGCTTGTAGATAAGCCAGATGTAGATAGTCTACATCAGCAGTATTTTGTGCGAATGTAAAATAACCCCGCTGTGCTTTATGCCAACTCACTGTCTATAAACTCCCTAAACTGTTCACTTTGTAGATATGCTTTGCTCATGACATGCATGTTAGTACGTGGGATTACATAAGCTCTGTCGACATCACGTACAATGAAGTTAGTTCCTTGTGATGTAATATTAGTAACTGCATTATCTATGTGCAACATTGGTCCCAGTAATGCTGGTGCCCCCAGTGGATTATAACCATTAAGTGCCATGTCGGCAATAGCAAATGCATGATCATTTCTAAAGTTGCGTTGTTCAATATTATACAATGCGCGATAGAAACCGTAGTTTTCTTGTATACGCCTAATTAAATCAAAATAAATTCTGGACCGTGATGTCTTTTTAAATGCGAATGCAGTGGCCCAGACGTAGGGTAAACTGTTTGATCCCATGTATTTGGGATACTGTTGAGTTAATCCCGTGGCATCACGTATCACTTGCCAGTCCCAGAGTTCTAGATCAAAAACACAAGAAACCGAGTCGTTGAATATTAAAAAGTCAGCATCAATTACCAGAGTTTCATCATATGGACTTAGTTCATAGGCCTGATAACGGCCTGCATTACGCCACTGCACAAATCGACCCGTGTCAGTATCATAACGCTGATTATCGTAATCCTGGGCATTGTCTGTAATTAGAGTATATGGCAGGCCCAGTGTTTTACTGGCTAGTTTTAACGTGCGTTCAGCGATACTAACATAATCTGTGGTGTCAGTATTGTAGGCAAATGCAAGGATCCCTCTAGATTTTTCGGACACGTTTAAGCTCTGCGTGTTGTTGTTGCCAATCATTCATTACTCGTTGATAATGTTCACAGGCTGTGCGATAAAATTCTGCACAACTTTCAATATGGATGGGGTTTCCGTAGGTATCTTCCATGAACATACTGTCACCACCTCTCCAGGGCCACACCTCATCTGCACTGCGCCAAGCGTGTACGAATGCTATCAATTCTGGTGTGGCTTTAAACAAACCTCCATTATGGGTAAAGTGGAGGTCTGTCTGAATCTTTTCTTTTAAAATCTTTCGATTAACCTGATAGTCAGTGGCTTGCTTTAATTGTTCAACAATTTCTGGTATGTCGCTCATGGATTTCCTGCGTAGAAAAAAGGCATAGTAGATTTTACACTACCATGCCCCGATTGTCAACTATATTAGATTATAGCGAAGAAATAGTTACTGCGCCCCAAGTATTGCTTATGTTTGTAACTTCTGGGAAGCTAACATCAATCGAACGAATAACGTTGATGCCCAAACTATCATCAAAACTTCCCCCAGCATTGGCACCAGATGTTGAGCTTAGGTTAATCCAGAAATCTACGTTTAGACCATTGCCGTTATTGGATCCTTGAGTACCGTTGCAACTTACTGTAATTGTTCCAGTGTCGGTGGTATAAGAAGTAGTGGTACTGGTAATGCTGACTATTGTTACGTTGCTGTTGTATGTGCTGGTCCAATAACCCTTGGTTGTATCGTTTGTGCCCAGTGTTCCACCAGCACCAGTTCTACCACCGTTGGTATTGGCGGCAAACAGTGCCACGCCGCCCAGATATGTTAAGATATTAATAGCTGCGTTGGTACGGGCTGTGGTACTGGCGTTTTGTGTACCGCTAGTATTTAATTTTAGTCTGCCGCCAGCGTTAAAAAAGTATCTAGCCTGATCAGCTGATGCAAATGTAGCACGTACACCAAAAGATCTAGCCAACGTAGATGACGTTGTGGTACTAGTCCAGGCTGTGGATTGGTTAGATCCGGCAACTACAGCTGAGTTGGATGCAAAATTCAAACGGTTGGTATAGCTAGTGGTGATACTTGTTGAAAGAGTGCTTAAATGATTTATTTTTCCACCAGCAACAGTGGCACTAATACCCGATCCCGAACCTGCTTGGTGTGTTAATATGCTGTTCAATGTGTTGATAAGTGATGCCCATTGAGTGGCCGTTACTATTCCAGCAGCAGACACTTGACTGACCGCAGTCTGTCCGTAGCCAGCACTACCGCTACCAACTGACCAAACTGTATTAATTCGGTTGGTAGTACTACTGGGACTGGTGCCTACAAATGTGTTGTAGTCTGCGGCATCGATCTTTCCGCCTTGTGAGTATGACATTTACTGTTTATCCTTTACGAATTTAGCTTTACAACGGCTTCAATAATACCTTCACCATCGTCTAATTTATTTTCCAGTGCGCGGCCAATCACATTCCAAGCAGTAATTTCGCTGCGGCTGCCGGCTCGAGCAATGCCATTGCCTGCACTAACCAAACGGTCTCCCTTGCGAATACGACCAGTCACTTTAACTGGGACACGACCTTGGACTGCAATTGGGGGATGTGTTTGATTTGTTCCAGCACCAGAATTCATTAAATAAGCTGCTCTAGTACTTATGACTCCAAAGACATTCTCACTTAAATCTTCTACCGCAGCAGTAATTTCAGCTGGGCCACCTAATTCTACCACAGTACCAGGCCCATATTCTGTATCAGCCTCAAATCTTTCGGCCAAGTCGGCATACTGTGCATGTACGGCAGTACCGTAAATATTATTCCACCAGGCCGATGCTGAACCCAAATCATAAGTCAAGTTACCACTCGGCACAATGTTTGATGCAACTGATGTGAATGTAGCAGAACCAGTAACTCCTAAAGTTCCACCAACTGAAACGTTCCCCAATAAGTTGACATTTCTTACATATAAATTATTCCAGTAGGCACTGGTACTTCCCAAATTTTGTGTACCGTTACTATTTGGAATTAAATTCCCAGAGATCGACGCAATACTTACTGGGTATCCGGCAGGAAACGAAACATTTCCAGTAAAAGCTGCGTCGCCAGTTGCGCCAGATATGAAAAATACAGTTCTAGGTGTGCCGCTGACATTGGCTGTTATATTAAATCCATATCCCGTAGTTAAACTAGTTACCTGTACGTTACCACTACTAACACCAAAAATCATATTTGGTGTTGAAATCGCAGTTGGTTCAGCAGTACTGGAAAAGTTAATACCAGGATTAATGCGTGTAATGCCGCTAGCAGGATAAGTAATTGCTGGAACGAATGACGTGTTGTCTGAACTTATTATTGCTGTTAATTTATTATTAACTATTAAATTACCAACAGTGTGTGATGCTGATGATGTATCTGTAACGGCATTGCCTTGAAAATCAGTTGTTGCAGTACCTGGGGGGACTTGTGGTCCCACAACTATCCAAGAACTCCCTGAATATCCACGCAATTGGCTTAACGAGCTGTCCCACCATAAGTCTCCTGCGATCGGCGCCACAGTTGGTGCAGAAGTGCCAGAAATAGCATGACTAACTGGTTTCCAACCGGTGCCTTGCTGTACCATCAGTCTCTTATTGCCACTATCCCACCACAATTGGCCCTCAATACCTGAAGAGGGTGCAGCGGATCTACTAAAATTTTCCAATATCTTAACGAAATTTTCGTTAATTGATTCACCATAACCAGTGGTGTTTTTACCAATCAAAGTGATGCTTGTTGCAGAAGTATTCGTGGTCCCGTCTGCCAATGAAGGTACTAGTTCACTACCATCGGTTTTGTTAATTGTATACGCCATAACGCTCTTTGTCCCAGTTAGTACTCTTATTTATTGCTTCTTGGCACTTTTTCGCCCGTGATCTAGTAAACTAATATATACTAACAAGATTATATTCTCCAGGATTAGAAAATACGTGTTTCACTCGTCCTTCGCTCACTGTTACTACTCCGCCATCAAATAATATTCCATTCTCATTGGTGTAACTGAGACTAATATAGCCGTGGCCTGCGCTGCTACCAGTCGCAGTAGCTGATCCCAAGGGGATAGTATCACTACCGGATCCACCATTGGTGCCATTATAGTCATCAATACCGTGAGTGCCTGCGGCACCGTTGGGCCCACCTCCACCTCCACCACCCCCACCATCACTGGGGTGATTTTGTCCGGGAATTCCTGCCATATTATCTCCTGTTATCTTAAATTATTAGGACGTACCGCAATTTCCATCACTCGGGCCCACCGGGCCCATCAGAGCTGCACGAAGCGTCACCTGGACTATCACAATCGCCTGGCCCAGGTGCTGCGTCACCCTCAATGCCCCCACCATTGTCATTGTAATATTCCACTGGTATTTCGATAACTGGGTCGATAATGGGTGGTGGAGTGGGTGGGTATACGGGCAGAACAGGTGGAATCACTGGTGGAATCACTGGTGGTGGTGGTGGTTCAACAAAACCACGCCCACCACCACCGCCACCGCCACCGCCGCCAGCCACTATTATATTAGTACCATTAATTATTAGTGCTGATGCTCCACCACCACCCCCACCTGATCCTGACCATCCACTGGGACCGGAGCTACCTCCGCTGCCTCCACCAAATTCGACCGTATATCCCCCACCAGTACCGCCAGCTCGGGCAGTTCCAGAGGCGCCGTCATTGCCTTGTTGACCAACAATTAATTTTATAACGGCACTTGGGTCGAGCGCGAGTACTCCTTGAACTCGATTACCAAGAACCCCATCAAATCCGGCAGTAACATCATCGCCACCTCGACCCCCACCAGCACCCATGACTACTACAGTGGTTTCCACTGCTGGGGGCCAGAATTGACGCCAAACCCCATCCACTCTGGTCCACCCAGCGCGAACTTTGGTATATTGGCCCTGGGCATTTTTAACAAAAAACTGCCGCAATGCTGCGTTGTACCCAGATTTTCTAACAAAAATACCACGTGGCATTTAAATATTCATCCTTTATTGAATTAAAAACCAAAAGTCACCGTCATTTTGTGCTATATCATTAGTGGAGAACAAAACTCCGCTGACGTCTGTGGGAGGGGTAATAGATATATTGTAATTAAATCTTTTTCCATCAACTGACCTGGTCACAAACTCAGTACTGGCGATTTGCGTGGTATTGGCACCAATCGTGGCCGTCGGTGCTGTGGGAACTCCGGAAAATGCTGGACTTATTCTAGGGGCCAATGGTGCTTTTGCTGCTGCCACAAATGCAGTGGTGGCTATTTGCGTGGTGTTGGCGCCAAATGCTGCTGTTGGTGCAGCAGGTATTCCAGTAAAAGTCGGGCTTGCTATATTTGCCTTGAGTAGTCCGGCATTATATATTTCAAGATCTACATAAGTTTTATTAGAAACATCATTTCCAGAAACTGGAACATTAGCCACTTGCAATGTTCCAGTCAATCCATTTAACTGTACTACCCTAACATTAATGCCACTGGATTTTACATAAAAATTAATATTTGAACCTTCAACGGTATTAATTAAATCAGTCTCAGTAGCAGTACTATTAATTGCAATATTCCCGGCAGATAATGCTACATTACCAGCAAAAGTCTCATCAATGTCTTTTCTAGCATACCCATTTGCATTAATATTTCCCAATTTATTAGAATCAGTTGCTGGATTGGTGGCGGCCGCTACAAAAGCAGTTGTTGCTAATTGAGTAGTACTGGTACCAAGTGCTGCTGTTGGTGCAGCAGGTATTCCAGTAAAAGTTGGACTTGCCTTGGGTGCCAATGGACCAGTGGCATCAGTTACTGTATTGTCTACATAATTTTTATTGGTAATATCAGATGAATTGTATGGGGCATTTGATGTTTGAAATGTGCCAGATACTCCGTTAACAGAAGCCACTTTAGTCTTGATACCTGCCAAATTAGCATAAAAATTAACATTGGATCCACTGACCGTATTAACAATGTCAACATCAGCTGAGGATTGATTGATGCTTAAATTACCAGAAATAACATTTAAATTTCCAGCAAAAGTTTCATTAATATCTTTTCTGGCGTACTGAGCTGCTGTAATATCACCCAAAGTTAATGAATTGATTGCAGTCCCCACAAATCGGGCACCAATTGCTGTATTTGCATTAATACCCGGAGACACATTGGCAAATCCAGGGATAGCAACGTTGGGCACAAACGCTGCATCGTAGCTGGCTATAGAACTAACATTACCACTGGTATACATTTTAACAACAATGTGTTTTCCACCCGCAGTGTCATATACAGTTTCAGGAAATGCACCGCTTTTACCATCTGACTTTGTGTAGGGTGGACCAATTAACAGCCACGCAGATCCAGTGTAGATAAACAATTGATCATTTGTGGTATCCCACCAGTGCGATCCAGTAACTACATTTGTTCCGGTAACTATAGGCGTGTTGTCACTGACTAAAATTGGAGATACTGGAGTCCAACCTGCTCCTGTGTAGACTTTTAAAAAACCATTGGCGGTATCATACCATAGTTCCCCACGAATTGGTGCCGAAGGGGGTGTACTATTGGCAAAATTTTCTAGCATTTTGACAAAGTTTTCATTTTGGAACTCCCCATAGCTGGGATAGTTTTTTCCAAAAAGATTTATATCTAACGTGTTTTCTCCGGGATTTATGGCTGGCCCATCAGCAGTGCCGTCCAATAATGTTAGTATTAATTGCCCGTTAGTTTTATTAATTAAGTAAGCCATTTACTTTATCCTATGCTACTTAGACTAGTAAGTGTTTGAATTCTCACTGTATAGTCAATTTGTATTAATCGGTTTAAACTTTTTTGCACTGGGTGAAAAACCACATGTGTCAACAGTTTACCAGTTGTGGATAAGCCATAGGTTCCGTCAGTGCTACGAGCCTTCAATCCCAACTCATCAAAAGTAAACTCATCATCGAGATTGGTGCTATTATCAAAAACTGCCTGGCCACTTGGCTCACCATAATCTAACAAACATGTTATTAATATGTCTGAGTAGACTTGTCCGGGAACATGGCGTATTTCAATTTTATTTCTAGTTGGGTCTGGATTTATGGGGCTAGTATTGTCTACTATTTTACTATAAGTTGGGTTATATAAATCTGCATTCTGCGTATTTGTGTTACTGGGAAGGTAATTAATTACACCAGTGGGATCTACGCTGGTTCCCCCATTACCAAAATGCATTTCAAAAACATAGCTTTGTCCTTTATTTGCTAGACTATAAGCAATAGCTTCGGATATGTTTTCATAATGGATAGCATTTCGTTTGTCATGATAAACCGTTCCAGATTCTGGATCATAAATTTTAATATGTCCTGTTACATAAATTCCACCAGTTTCATCCGGCTTCTTTTGATTTAAGTTCTTACTTGTGTTCATAATATGATCTTTAAAATGTTATCTGTATATTTATCGTTAATATTTAATGGCATCGTAACCCCTCAAAACTTCATAATAACTACTTCAATTAGTTTAATTTGGGTCGATTCGTTGTCGTTAAGTGCATGTCCGATAACGCATCCAGGCACATATTTTGTTACATCCAAACGCCCAGCAACTCCTGTCGCAATATTCACCAGTCTATCACCTTTGGCCACTGGTCCCTGTACTAGACAGGGCACTCGACCACTTAATGCAACTGGTAACCCGGCGCTAATGGCATTCATTAAGTATGCTGGCGACGTTGATATTACTCCAGCAACCATTGGAGTATGATCTTCTGAACTAGTTGTTATCTCATTCGACCCCCCAAAGCAAACTACTGTCCCCGGTGGGTATTCATGATCAGCAGTATATATCTCTGCCAAGTCAGCATATTTTGCCTGTATACTAATGCCATAAACATTGTTGAACCAAGCACTTGTGCTGCCCAAATCAATAGTTAAGTTAGCATTGGGAACTATTGCCCCACTTACAGTTAATCCTGTCAATGTACCAACACTTGTGATATTATTTTGAGCCGATGTACTTAATGTACCAGTTAGAGTAGCACCTGAGTTGCCAATGGTTCCAGCATTTACTGTTGTTGCTGTGACTGTAGTAAAACGTCCAGTATTATGTGTGGTGGCCCCAACTGCAACGTTGTTAATGTTGCCACCAGTAATTACTGCGTTACCACTACTAAAATTAGTAGCCACTGCTGTAGTGGCCGCTAGATTGGTAATAGTGCCCAACGCAGTGATTCCAGTTGCTGATGTAATGTTATTTTGTGCGCCAGAACTCAATGTACCAGTTAATACAGCACCTGAATTACCGATTGTGCCCGCGTTTAATGTGGTTGCTACAAGAGTTGTAACTCGAGCAGATTGTGGACTAACATTACCAATTATTGTATTATTAATCGAGGAAAACGATGCTTCATTTATAGAAGTTAGGTTTCCACCAATGTTTAAATTGGCCCCAGTTAACATTACATTTCCACCAATGTTAGCTGTACCTGAAACTACTAAATTTACCAAGGTTCCAGTGGATGTGATGTTGGGCTGTGTTACTGTACTTAAAACTCCAGTTAAAATAGTCCCAACATTGCCTATAACACTGGCCTGGACCAGATTAGCTGTTAAAGTTTCGGCGTTTATTGCGCCAGACACAATGACGTTCCCCAAAGATGACATGTAGCTCTTTAACGACAATGCTGTTAATTTTCTTGTAAAAGCGCCATCCTGCACTGAAAAAACAGTGGTGTCTTGTGGTGTAGGTAATAGTGTTAGGTTACCAATCGTTACGGTAGTCATATGTGTCCTTGTATTGCTGCCATGCTGTATTTATTAGTTATCATATCATAGTCCTTTAACGAACATTGCTTGTGCCGCTGTACTTCCCTCAATCCCAGTTCCATCAAATGGGGCACTCAGAACAGTGCTGGTTACCAAAGTATTTCCAGTATGATCATTCAATTCGTTGCCCAGGTCGTCAATTATAGTTTTGGATATCAAATCCACGTTTGCATTAAAGTTTAACCAGGTCCCTTTATGCGAGCTATCTACGCCCAGGCCAGTACTTGGAATTTTCTGATTATACCCCAGGTCATCTACGATTGATCCAACTATATGAATTAATGGTGCTCCAGTTTTGTCAGCACTGCGCCGTATTTGTGCCAGAGTATTGTTGCTTACTTGGGTAACATTTGCTGTTATATTAGCAAAATTAGCAGCATAAACATTTCCTGATGTTAGGTACGTGTTTCCACTGTAAGTAATTAATCTATTTGATGCTACTAAAACGTTAGCTACCCAGGCAGTTTTTGCTTCGGTGGCATAATTTCTCCAATAAACAATTTTTTCACCGTTAATGTAAATCGCACCGGGAATATTTAATGCCACATTTGGGGATGCAAGCACACTGGCATCCCCCACTGATATATTGGAGTCAGTGATATTCAAATTTGATGTTAACACTGTGGTATTGCTAGCTGAAATACGATAATAATCAGGCCAGTAACTGGTTGAAATATTACTAGTAATTTCAGACCTGGCATTGGTCACCATACGATAACCAACAATTTGTGTATTACTTAATATTTTGGTATATACACTAATTGCTACGTGGTCAAATAACTGTCCGGGAATTAATTCCTCAGGAGAATGGCTGCTAAATGTATCGTAATATGCGCCACCGTCGATGTTAATATCTTCAGCCCGTAATCCCAAATCCGAATCTTGATATGCGCTTTGTATAGTACTATCAAGGTTAATTGGATTATGAAAATCATAATACTTTAGTGAAACATTACTGCCATGTGCTATGCTAAATGTTGCACCAGCAATCTCCGACAATTGCAGGCGATCATTGGTGATATTAACTATCTTGAATGTTAAATTAGCTGATACTGGCAAATCTAAGTTGGATACTGTCAAATATTCACCAGTGGCGTATTCTGTTGTGGTAAAGTCAAAATAGTCGTTAACGTTACTGATGGCAGTAACATTGGCTGTTAGATTGGCACCGTCTCGGTATACGTAGATATTAGCTGCGTTAGAGGAAAATACACCAACTACTCGACTAAGTGTCACTACGTTTCCTGTAGATATGCTGTAAACATTGCCGTAAGCACCAGTACTTAATTGCGTAATTGTATTACCAACCCAGACATTGGCATTAGTACTCAGTGTTAAGCGTGTAATTATATTACTACTGATCAATGATAAATTACTATGATGATAGCTAATAATATTACTAGTAATATTACTACTAAAAGCATTAAATTTTACGCCTTGAACTCGAACTCCAGGATATTCCAGTCCTGATACCAAATTATCAAGATCTCGGCCTGGCATTCCAGCAAGTGGACTATAGTATGCTGCAATGCGATCATTGGCATTATCAAAATCGCTAGCATTAATTTTAGTAAATTGGCTATAATCAAATACGTTTGTTACCGTGGATGGACGGACCCCAACAGCTACAGAATTTATCAATAGATTTCCACCGCGTGGAAGAAAATCACTAGAGATATTGGCTACAGTAAGTACGTTACCAGAGACTACTGAGGTAACCACTTGTGCGTTGGCAGTATTATTATCCTGGGTTATGTAATCTCCAGCTACCACAGTTATATTGCCGTTCAATTTCATAGTGGTTGAATTATACACGTTAGCAGTGGTACGATATGCTACGCCATCATATCTGACAGTTGTGTTAGCTGGTATAGTAATATTACTAGCCCAATCAATAACTTTGGTTCCATAATATGCCTGGGCAGTAAATGGAATTAAACTGTCTACACCATTTATAGAAATATTACCCAACAAATCGCCAGATTCCAATTGACTACCAATCCGGTCAAATTTAAGAACACTGTCAAAAGTCCTAACTTTATTATAGCTACGATCCACAAATTGTGTGAAATTGTTGATCGAGGTAATTTTTGCACCCAAATTGCTTTCTAACGTATATATAAAATTATTAAGTGATGTGTTGGATGTAAAAGTTCCAGTCACATCAGTTAATGTGATAACATTAGCATTATTTGAAGTAGTGTACACATATCCCTGTGCTGTACTAATGGGCTGTGATATTAAGTTACCCTCATATACTGTGACATTGGCACTTAATGTAAGTTGAGTAGTTGGTAGACTATCAACATAATATTCACCAACCAGTCGAGCATATCCTAGTGCGCCTGAACCTGTGCCATTGATTGTTATTGTGGGCTGACTAGTATATCCAGACCCAGGGGCAACAACTTCAAATCTGGCAATATTGGAATAAGTTGGATTGATGTGTGCTATTACTCTAGCCCCAGAACCACCTCCGCCAACTACAGATATCAATGGTGTTTCATAATACCCACCAAAGCTCAATGTATAAAAATTAATTGCATCTACATTAACTTGTAGGTTAGAATCGTTATTAAAAATATATGCATTGTCAATTGTGGTGGTAGTTACATTGGCTGCTAGGTTTGCACCATCACGATAAATGTATGCATTTCCTACAGTAGAATTACTAAATTCACCAACAACATTACTTAATGTAACTGTGTTACCAGTGCTGGTAATAAAAACATTTCCGTATGCTCCAGTGCTCAATTGAACAATAGTATTACCAACATACACATTAGCATTACTGTTTAAGGTTAATGTTTCCAATATATTAGTAAAAGCACCAGTTACATTTTGTAATGTAATTATGGAATCCACACTGCTTACTTGCACTACACCATTGGCACCAGTCACTGGTTGTGTGATATAATCCCCAGCATTCACTGTGACATTAGCGTTTCGAACGTTTAATGTTACCACTGGAATATCATTTGTGTTTCCGGCATTGACTACTTCTACGGCCCCAATTCCGTAACCATAATTGTTATACCAATCTTGATAGATTGCATCATTGGCCAATGTATATTCATCTTTATCCAAAGTTAAATCGGGACTACGATAAATTTTTAAATCTGAGTCGTAGGTACTGGGAATATCAAAATCGGTTATATTGTTTTCATATAAATCCGATACTTGATAATTCAACAGATATTCACGGAGGCTAGTGCGATAGGGCTTAACTTCGGAAATATAGTTTTCGTAATATGTTTGGTTATCCCTAATATAGTTGGGAAATTGTTCCAATTTACGCAATTGATGCACTATGCTAACAAAACTGGTCTTAAATATCCAATCAACTGTCTTTTGTTCAGTTAAAATATAATTAATTAGGAAAAAGAACATTTCGTTGAATTTTCCTGACAGTCTTTCTTTAAATATGTCTTGCTGTAGTGCGTCAAATATAACTCGGATTTCGTACTGTGCAGAATTTTCAGTATTCCATAGATTGTCATTTAGTTGAATGGTTCCATTCTGGACTCCAACTAAATTCTCAACCAATGAATCATCGAATCGATATATCTCCCATTGTCCTCTACCGTTGTTTAATACTTTAACAGTGTCACCAGACCTGGGCACTAATTTCTGTATATCAGCAATGTTATTCACTTGATATACCGGCTTAATGGTATAATCATATGTACTATCATACCAATCTATCTTACTCCAATAGAATGGAGTATAATAGCTTTGTGTCGTTGTTAATACGAACGCAGCAGTATCTTCATCAACTATGACAAATGTATAGGTAGCCCATAATCCACCTTGTGTTTCATCATTGATTACCAGTACTACATACCCATTTAACAGTCCATTTACATTAATATATCCCAATTCTTCATAACTATTAACGGTTAAATCGTAGTCTTCAGCTAATGGCTGCTCTTGGGCGGCGTACAGACGATCAATATTAAAATCGTTTATAACCGGGACTGTTAGCATTATGGAATTAACATACCCAGCCCAATTTTTAACCGCAGTCAAACGGTCAATGAATATGCTCTGATCACGGGATATACCAACGTTAGACTGTATTGGAAGAGCTGGATCGGGCACTGGGTTTAAAAACTGGTCCTGTCCAGCCAAACTGTCACGTAATTTGTTAACAATTCGCTCGGGTATAATGCTGTTATTATTTCCTTCTTGTACCAGCTGATATTCGCTATGAATAATGTTATCGTTTTTAACATAATCATAGTCCATATGAAGTACTGTGCTGTTTCCTTTTATATACCTGTTAACATTATATAAACTGACCGTGTCGTTTTTTAGTACCGCTGCATAGGGGATTCCCTGGGCCTGGGGATTACTAATCATATCCTCCAGAGTTACAATACTGTTTCGTCTCGATGTTTGTAATGTATCAACACTATTTTTGTTAATAACCCAGAAATAATAACGACTTCGTAAAATTTTAGTATTAGGATCAACAAATGTCTCAGACACATACACACTATTATCCACTGGATATAGAGGTTCGCCGTCACCAGTGTATTGACTTGGTGGATTGTTACTCACTACCCATTCAGCCACCTGCACTTGACTTCCTGGAAATAAATCCGACCAGGAATTTGATCGATATGTTATGTTACCTTGCTCATAATCTATAAATCTAACCTTATTGACGTTCCACCAGGTTCGTCCCACCTGTTCGGCGCCCCAATTAAAATCTAAATTGACACTAACGTCGTTGGTTACGTAATCTGTTCCGCCAGCAACATTATAGACTGCTGGATCATATGCTGTCCAATAATCAATGTCTTGTTGAGCCGCTCCCAGCAATTTACCTTTAATTGGATCGATATAATCCAAATTGGTTAAAATAGTATTAGTTGCTGTGTCAAACAAATACAAACGATTGATACTATCCAAATCTACTTTGGATTCCTGGGTACGAATAACATCCCAACCCACATTTCCAGATAAATTTTTATAAGTATAAATTGCCCCAGCATTACTAAGGTTGGAATATTCCCCAGTTGCCTCGTTTAATACCAAATCACTGTCGTCTCCAGGCGCCCCCACCAACAGAGTTTCTGAGTTGCTGGCCAGGCTACTACCAAATTGATCATACGATGATAAGTTGGTGTTTTGTAATCTCTGCACAAACACCAGCTGATCTTGGGCAGCCCCACTTAAAGAAGATCCCACTAATCCGTAGACATATACTGCTCCGGCGGCCATAATAGGATCTAAGAACGAGGTTGCCCCCTGGTCTATCATTGTGGCACCATTATCAATAACAAATGTATTGTATGTGGTGCTTCCGGGACCAGAAACCGCTAATGAATATCCGTCGGGACTGATGGCCAATTTAGAGCCAAATCCATTTACATCGTCTTGCCCCAGATGATAAATTGTTTGTATATTTGTGTATACATTTACGCCCAGATTGGCCAACACATTGGCACTGTTTCCGGGTGTTATAACTAATTTGTCCACGGTTGTTGTAATATTGCTGGTTATTAGCAATGCGTTGGAGTTGGTTGAACTAGCAGATACCCCAGTGATGTTTGCGCTATTAATGGCCGATACTACATTGGCTAGATATATGTTGCTGAAGGTAATTAGCTGTCCGTTAATACGAATACTATCGCTAATTGTCACCAGTGGGTCTGATACTGACCCTAGCACATTGCCATAACGTTCACCAGAATTAACGAATCGATGAACCACACCACTGTGGTATCCCGGCTCACTGAACCCAGGACTGCTTATGTATATGTCAGCATCGTCGCCACTGATATCAGATGCACTACCAAATGCAGAACCACTCTTGGGTTTTGGGTCCACCAATTGTTGCATCAATTGAAATTTATTTGTTTCAAGAGTAACTGGACTTCCTGCAACTGGGGGATTGGTAAAAGTTACTGCTGTGGCATTTGATGTAAATCCAGAACTCTGTCGTACACCATTTAAACTGACACGCAAAGTGCTAGAATTAATAGGATTTGCTGTGAAAAACGCGGTTCTTCCATTGGCTGCAAATGTTTCAATACTGCGATCATAGACATAAACTGTACCGGCAGCACTTACACCAGACACTGCTTCGTATGGTGCGGCAATAATAGTTTGACTGGCATCACTAGTAGTCTTGACTAGACTACCAAATGCTGCGGTAGCGTTGCTGCCCACCGAAATAGTATTAGCGTAGGTGTAATAGCTATTAGCATTAGAGTGAAATACCTCCACGTTTCCTTTATTGGGCGCACCAACGAACAACCAAGTGCCATCAGCACTGGCGCTAATACTTTGCCCAAATTTGTTTCCAGTATTACTGGCCCAGTTACTGGTAATAGTCTGAATTGGAGTTAGTGTAATATTACCATTATGTCGGTAGACGTATACACGACCATGATGTGTTGTGCCGTTTCCTGGTGTACCAACATAAAGTATATTGCCCTTAATGTCCAGACTGGAACCAAAGTTAGTAACTGTGTCAGTTGTACCAATGTTGGCAAATTGTGTTAATATGTTCCCGTTGGTCAAGTTAGCAGTGAATACCAGAACGTTGCCATTCATTACACTAGTAGCACTGGCAGCAGCTAAATTTCCGTAATTATTGATTGCAACTACACCACCAAATCCAGAGTCACGATTTTGCGTATTGGCCTGTGGGGACATACTACCAGTGGCCAAGTCCGCTTCTGACCAGGGCGTCGATTTGTTGTATACTACCCAATTACTGTCACCAGAATCATCAACCCACAATTTGTCATTGTTTTTCCAAGTCTTGGGTGGCGTGAGTGTAGCAACATCGGTGTCTTGTTTTAGTCTTAGACTCTGTAGGCGAAATATTGTGCCCAACCCAGTCACACTCTGAGCAGATCTGATCTGCTCCAGAACTATCCCAGACAATATAACATTAAAACTGACCGCACTATTGATGTTAATTACCTGATAAAATCCATCGATTCTAGAGTCAAATCCCTTGACTGCCAATAAGTCACCAATAGCAAAATTATTGGGGCGGCGAGTAGTGATTTCAGCTACATTATCTATGCTGTAGTTTATTGAAGTAATGACTGAATTTGTTTCGTACGCACGATATACTGTCCAGTCTCCGGAAAAATCCTTGGCGCACCAAATTTTATATCCCACTGTTACTTTGGATATAACTGAATTTAAATCCCTATAATTTCCTATATCAAATATAGTGGTATCCACATCATTGACACTAACGTAACCGGCAGTTTTAATATCGTTATAATAGGTACTAGTTTCATCACGGTCTATAAAAATATTTGGTGAGTAATTAACAGCAGGTTTTCTGTACAATTGATTGGGCAAGACCCCCACGGTCCGATCAGAACTTGCACCACCATTGGGTAATAATGTAAAGGTAATAGGATCACCAGTAAATTGTTCTTCGACAAGAGTCACTTCCACAAATTGATTATTTTCAATGGACCCGTATTCCCCCAATCGCATAGCCCATTCTTCATATAAGTTAATGGTACTCGTAACTCCATTGAATCCTGCGGCAGTGAACGCATTGATAGCGTTAATTGTTCCTTTTTCCTTGATAAATCCCTGATAGAATTTAGCCTGGGTTACTTGATCTATACCAAAATCAGTCATATACTTACGTGGGCTAAATCCAATCATTCTCTGACTAAAATTAGTCATGCCCATAGTGGGCTCGGGATTGTTTACATCAAATAAGTTATTAAATTTTTGTGCGTTATAGCTAAAGTTGGGTAACAATCCTGTTTTAATTTGATCACTGGTTATTGGTGCCCAGGAGGTAATATTAAATTCAGAGGTTGCGTCAAGATCAGTCAGTGCCACATAATATTGTGTTTTATGTATTACTAGACTTCCCTTTTTAAAATCAATACCTGGTCTCCATTCATCTATAGTTGGATTGTTATAAATAAATCCTGGTGGATTTAATATGCCCGTCCAACTACCAGTTTTATTTCCCACCAACCGTAGACGATATTGTCTATTACCCAACTCAGGCTTATATATGATATCATTGAATACTGTAGTGTTATCAAATATCAGTGCATGCTCGTATTCTACTATTTCTAAACTTGCTAGAGCAATGGTCTGACCAATATTTGTTCTAAGGCTAAATCGATTTTCAGTTCTGGTCACAGTAAATTGATTGTTTCGAATGAAATCAAAATTTGTACCCAAGATACGAGATCCGTTAGGGGTATTGGTGATGGCATCCACAGTGCCATTTTCAATTGATAACTTGATAGTATCCAGAACTGGACTTAAAACAATAAGATTATTTTCACCCCATCCCTGCTGACTCCAAATTAAAAATTCTCGCACACTCAGTTTGAAGTCGCGCTGTGTCTCCAATTCACTATCAAAGTTAGTGAAATTCATTCCCACTGCTGTCAAGTACCGTTCGTAACTTATTAAAAAGTCCACTATTTGTTGTTTGTTTCTAAATTCGTATCCATAAGGAACTGTTATTTTATACTTTTGAAAGTCCTCGTATATCACACCCGTGTCACCGTTTACTTTGATGCCGTAAGCATTGTTGTTGGCAATACTAGGAATAATGGTAAAGAACGGGTCATCTTGATTATACCCACTTACAGTGTATCCATTTTCACTACGTTCAATGATTACTGCACTGTATACCACTGTACTGACCGGGGTCGATTTGTGTAATAAAAGATTATAATTTTCAGATGGAATTACTATTCCACTATTAGTGCTAGTGGGGCTACTTTGTTCTGCGATTACTTGTAACAAAGATTTGTCGCTGTATCCAGCCATCTTATAAGCCAATTGGACACTAACATTCTTTAAATATCCAGAGATTTTAGCAATTGGATCTATACCTAAATTTTTAAGATAATCAGCAATCCAATTCAAATACCCAGCAGTTCTAACTATTTCACCTGTGGTAGTGTCCCCGTTGATGTTTACTTGTGTGGGGGTGATACGACCCAGTGTGTCTGACAAAACATACTGATCCAATGCATCGTTTTTAAAATAACGATCCACGTTCATCAAACTACCAAAATAGTACCCAGGACGACTTAATGCAATTGCTTGCTGCATAGCAAATGGGAAGTCGCTGCTGCGGCGCCAGGCAGTTTCCACTGGCCCTTGCTCGCCCACTGAGTAGCTGGCGTTTGCCTCATTGCTACTAAAGTTTGTTACTAAAAACTGATCGGGACTACGCAAAACACCATACTCATCCACTGGTATAAAATTAGTTAAATTGGGGCGAACAAATCGTACATCGTACCCAGCTCGAGGACCAGAATGTATATAACCTTGGGATAGTTCTCGCCAAAGGACCAAGTTACCGCCAGTGTATGGTGCTGGTCCATAGCGTGTTTCCCACCAGTCGGGTTGTTCTGAAAATCCCAACATTTCCCAAGGGTGTGTGTGTGGGCGATCAGTGTCATAGAAATATTTAAAAATACTTCTCCAGGCACCAGTTAATACTTCACCATTTACCAGATCTCGGAATCGACGATAATTCCAAGTCCAGGGATTCCCAGATTGAAAGTATGTGTTGTTTGTAAAATCAACACGATTTCCACCGGCCCATTTTAAAAACGGCGATGTCAGAAGACGATTAAATTCTGAAAATTCGTAATCTTGATCTCTAAATTTTCCAGGCAAATAATTATACAAGTTAAATTCGTTTTCTTCATAACTAATTTTAATATTGTTGTAGATTCTCTTTTCAAACTCTAACAATAGTGCGTCGCGGAAATCACCAAAAGCCGGAGTAATAGAGCCGTCGTGCCCCTGTATTACCTCAATGGGCGTCTGATATGTATTGTCTACATAGATGCTTGGAGTGAACTTGGGGTATAATCCCAGCTTGGTTGGCGTTTCTGGTATGTAGTTGCCATCAGTGTTGTTGTATTCAACAATATCTAATCGATCACCTGCCTCCAATGAAAAATTACTGTCTATAGTAAACCCAGCACGATTGGTGTCAAAAGTGTAATCTACTCCCTTGATTAATTGCTGACCATTGATATAAATTAAGATGGCGCGATTACTTAACGCTGTGTCATCAAATATACTGGTAATTTCGTAACCACGAATCTGTGCATTAATTATGTCGTAGCTAATGGTGGTTTTGTTATCACCATATGGTACCATGTCACTGTAATACCAAGGAAATGTTTTGTTTTTTACTTCATTAATTTTCTTGAGTAATAAGTTAGTAGTAGCCACTGCATCAGAAATATCTACTTCAGGACTAGTTACTGCTAATTCTAAAAATTTATTCTTAATATTACTATACTCATGTCGAGCTAAATCCAATCCTTTAAGGAAGTTAACATTTGCGTCAACTAAAAAAAGCTCACTGTATAGTACTGGGCTGGCATGCTGAACTATACTACCACCCATTGATTTAATTGATAAGTCGCGAATATTACTTGCACCCGGAACTGCACCAATTACTCGATTGCTGTTCTCCACAATAGTAACCAAATGGTTTCTAAGTTGTCCCAGGGTCAAATCTATAAAATTTTTATTTTCAGTATTGAAATCTAAATTCTTAGGAACTTCATAATATCCCAATTCACTGACATTGTCGCTGTAGATCAGAATATCTATGTGATCACCAACTGCTAACGAGGTATCGGTAATATTAACAAACTGCCGAATGCCTGATTGCACCACAGCATATTGAGTGTCTGACAATAATTTACTGTTTTTATAAACTCGCAAATTGGGGGTTTGCCCAGAAGCTTTGGGGGAAATGTCGATTTCAAAGCCAGTACCGACACCATTGAACGTTCCACGTATAATTTGAAATTGTTTAGATTCTTCAATATTTTTAACCCAAACATTTCTTGGTACAAATGAGTCTATATCAATATTTTTTCTTATAGTACCGCTATTCACCAAAACACCAGTACTATTGTCGTAATTAAAAGTATCATTATCAAAATTGTTAACAAATTGGATATCTCCAATCTGATTAAAATTACGATAACTTAATGGGAATCCTAATATTACATCATTGGT